TCAAAGAGAAATAGTAACCTCCTTTCTATTGTTTTTAGAATAATCATCTTCCCATAGGATAAAAACAACAGGAGATCTGTTTTCTAACCCATAAAGAAGCGCATAAAAGCTAAAACTATCTCTATTGTTAAGGATAGGGTATGGCAACTTATGCTGCTCGTTTATAGATATTTTATCCTCTTTATCCAATCCGTTCCAATCAATACGAATATTTTTTGCAGGGGAGTATCCTATGTTTGTTATTACAAACGTTCTTTTGCCCTTACCTAAATCACTAACTTCAATTTTTATATCAGCTTTTGAATAGCTGTCTATTTGGTACTTGTTAATAATTTCCTGCTGTTTGTTCAACTTTCTGTTGATACAATAAGACCATACAGCAACAAAAATAGATATTACCAAGCCTCCTAATGCTATGTAATCTGAATAATTCATAATGTTTAAGTTTTAATACGCTATCCGCTCCACGATCGCCGTGGCTACTACTTGTTTGTATTACATTCGCTCTTTCTTTACACTTCCTTTTACAGCATAAAATGCACGTATAATTCTAAGGGGATACTCTCGAGGGTCGTATTTAGGGTTCTCACTTTCTAAAATTACGTGATCATCATCAGACCCTCTGCGAACATATTTTATATTAACGTCCCCATTGTCAAACACTACCACGTAAGGGTGTCCAAAAACCAAGTATAAGAAATCAACATGTTTAATCCCTATTACGTCTCCTGCTTTGTACTTTGGATACATACTATCCCCATATACATTTATAAAGGTAACATCGTCCCCAAAGTTAGGTATATACACGGGGATACGTTGCATTTCATCGTTAAAGTTGGCAATATCAAAGCCTGCTTTAGCATATATCTCAGGGTAGTAGTAGCCCGTAGGTTTCCCTATTGGGTTTCCTATTGCTTCCTCCTGAAAGTATTCCCTTGCTTCATTGACGTATGTTGTTAAAGCATCTCTATATTTTTCAGGCAGCTCGGAAATGCCTTGTTGCGCTTCTTTGAGTACCTTTACAGGTATTTTTGTCTTTTCGTATATGTCTGTCAGGGTAATATCATACCCCTTGCGCTCGTCTCTTAGAAATAATACTAAATCGTCTTCTTCCTCTTCCTCCTCTGGTACAGTTTCTTCTATCTGTGGGATGAGCATGGAGCCTTCTCCAAGTAGTAACCAAGCCTTACTAAGTTCGGGAAAATTAGGAGCAATTTTTTTATCAAACATTTCATTTTTTATCCCTTTACGAATATTATTAACATAACCATTTGATATTCCACATTGTTGCTCAAATTTACTTTGACTTATTCCTTTATATTTTAAGAAATCAAGCAATCTATTTTTTACAGAATTTTGTTCTGTATCCGAATTATCTTTCATACTTTTGTGTTTTAATTAAAAATTTGTTTGTTATCTTGAAATCATCAAAACAAAGACGTTTTGGAATTCGTATCTGGATTGTAACTGAAATTCTTTTTTTAGGAAATATTCTATGATCTGTTATACACCTTTACCGCTAAAATCACTTCTTTAATATATTAACAAACTTGTTATAGACATCAGGATTTTGCAAATCATTCCAATATACTTTTTCATAATTATATCTATCAAAAGAACCTTTCTTTAGATAAATAATTAGACCAAACTTATCACAAAGGATAATCTTTTCACTTTCTAATAAGTTAGCATAGGAACGAGCTTGTTTAAATGCGTCTTCTATTTCCTTATTATTTTTCAGATGATATTTAGCCTCAATAAGTATCTTTGCTTTCTCGTATCCTCTTTTATTGTCGTAATGTAAGGCGTAATCAGGATATATTCTGTTACCTCTACCTGCCTTTATTGGCAATTGTCTTATGAAATCTTTGTTTTCAAAATATCCTATCTGGTTCAGATAATATTCTAACAAATTCACTTCCACATCTCTCTCGTTATGCAATTCAATTCCTTGAGGTGGCTCGGGAGCTTGTAAGGTTGGTAATATAGCTGTATCAAATCCTTTACTTCTTATCAGTTTCAATAAACGTGAATAATCGTCATTAGATATAGCCCAACCGTTTACTCCTTGGAATTTCTTACGTATTAGAGGGTGTTTTGAAAAATATTCATCAGATTCTAATTCTTTCAGTGTTATGTATGGTATTTCAATTCCATCACCTATATAAGAATTGGCGTAATAATAGAAAAAAGGATCAACAACTCCATCTGTTTGTGCTCTCCATATATGAGTAATTGCACTAATAGGGGAAGTTTCATAATGTACTAAAATATCTCCTTTTTTAGTTTCAGGATTTGCTTGCCAAAATTTTACTTCTTCCAATCGTTCTTCCTCTGAGATTAACCCTCCTATGAACCATGCTTGAGTTGGCTTAAATATTTCCGTTTTTTCCTTGTTTACATAGTTAGGAGCAAAATCGTACAAAAAAGCGCATAATTCATTAGGGGTAAGATTGTTTTCTATTCTAAACTTGTAAAACACCTCACAAAGCTCAATGTAATACATACAACGGGCACGATAGTCGCTTTTCTTAGGTAACTTTGGAAGTTCTATGTTAAAGGTATCTGCAATTTTGTTTAAGTCAAAAAATCGGTATGTAAATAGGTATGGGAATGTATACTCATAAGCTATTGCGTAAAAATAGAAAGATATTACTATGTGTAGATTTAGAAAAATCTGGTAGTCTTTTGGATCTATAACATAGCCTTTTTCATCATTATCAAATATAAAATAAATCCCTTCATCCAAACAAGTTTCAAACTCCTTTTTTACTTCTGCAAATGTTTTAAAATCAAAGTTATTAGGATTTCTATCCAGTGAACTGTCGCCTATTTGTTGCATTATGCTTTCATAATCCCTTTTTTCTATCCATTTTCCATAGATAGGATTGTACTTATTGATAACCTTTACATCATTCCAGAAAACATTATGATATTCAAAAAAATCAATAGTTTCTTTCCCTTGCTTACTTTCTTTGTATAAATCCCAAATATATTTAGACAACACCATTTTACAATTATTTAAAAATCAATCACTTATAAACTTTAACACTAATCACAGAGAAATTTTCTGTAAAACATTTTGTTTTTACAGAGAAATGTTCTAATTTTGCACTGTCGAAATGTAACAACAAATGTTCTACATTTTTACGATACAAAGATAATAATAAAAATGTAAACAACAATGAATAAAGTAAAAAAAAGGCACAAAGTTACGGGCAAGCTCTCTGAGGCTATCGCAGAAGAGATACTATCTAATAATAAGTTAAGCCTTCAAATAGCCCTTGAAATGGATAAGACACAGATAGCTGTACAAAATTCTGCAAGGCGTAGAAGTGATACATTACTCAATGTAAGACTAATGCCTTTGTATGAGAGTTATGGATATTCAACAGAAGATGTAAAAGTAGAATAATTAATCATGAATAATACCGAGCTGAAAAGACACCTCAAAAGAAAATTAGAGCGAGTAACATTGCTCAAGTTATCCTTAGAGGGTGCTGTTAGAGATTTGGCAAGCGAGATTATTAGCCTTAACGAAGAACTTGCCCTTGTGGAAGGGGGCAAGTCTTCAATCAAACTGAAAGAACCCGTTGATATATCAGAGTATGCGACACAATTTTACGCTGAATTTGAAAAAGCAAGGCAAAACAGCTAACAAAAAAGCCCCGCTGGCAGGCGAGGCATGTGTATAACAAACAAAATTTTTAACATGGCAAAATTACTACAAAAATTATTCTCTTGCAAGCAAAAGTCAAAAAAAGTGCAAGACACAGAACTACAGGTGATTAATGGCTACTTGTGCTACAAAAAGCGCCGTTACAGTGAGCTAAACTACGAGCAGAAAGAGCAATATAATGACTGCTTGGCACTACACATCTTACAAGAACTCCTTAAAAAATCACAACTTAGATACGTATTAAAATGAGAACAATCAGCCCCTTTGAGTTTGCACGACTTACAAAAGAAGTGTATGGTGATCCTACCTATCAAGGTTATGACTACTTGAATATACATGAAGATAAAGGCCGCTCTTTTGAATGTGAATTTACCACATATACAGAGTATGAGGACGATTGGTATTGCAGTGTGACCTATGATGTTACTCTTGATTATAAGGGTCGCGATTATGAGAGTAACCACGAGGTTACTATCAACAAGGTAGAGGTTAATTTTCAAGAAGTGCAATTGACCACCGAGCAAGAAGCAGCACTAACCAAGGCACTTACAGAGCGTGCTAATGAAGAATACGAGTTTTACGATACAGAGGGTCTGTATCCCGATTATGCAACATCTTATACATGGTAATTATGAAAACAGCAGTAGAAAAGGGCAAATGCTATGAGATAGGCGATTGGCTCGTACAAATTGACAGAATAGATGAACGATTTATATGGGGCTTTGGGGCTGACAGCGATAGGGTGATAGGGTTTTTAGCCCTCCCTATTGATAGCCAAGTAACCCGTGAAGTACCTATTAACGACTACATCAAGCATATAGATGTAGCAAGGCAGAATATAGCTTATGAATTTCGTGAGAGACTAAGCCAGTATGAAGAATAAGTAACAAATAAAATTTATTAAAAATGAATGAGAATTTAATCACAGTACAACAATTGCCAGTGATCGTCTATGAACGATTAGAAAGCGTGGGGCAAGAGATTGACAAGCGTATCGCAGCGCTTGACTTGGATAAGCAACTCGTAACAGAGGGCACCAAAAAAGCCGTTAAGGACACCAGGGCAATGCTCAATAAAGAGTTGGATAACTTTGAAGAGCAGCGCAAACGCATCAAAGAGCAAGTAGTAGCACCTTACGAGGCTTTTGAAAAAGCGTATAATACCTTTATCAAGGTAAAATATGAGAAAGCCGATGGCATTCTTAAGGTGAAAATAGATGAGTTCGATAGGCGTTTGAAGGCCGACAAAGAAGCACGTATCAGGGCTTATTTTACAGAGTTATGCCAGGCGAATAACATTGACTTCCTCCCTTTTGAAAGGCTTTGCTTGAACATAAGATTAAATGATAGTGACAAGAGCTTGAAAGACATCGTAAATACCAATATTGACAATGTGGTTAAAAGCCTTGCAATGATTGAAAGCCTTAATGATCCTGATGAGTATAAGGCGGAGATTCTAACAGACTACAAGCAAACCCTTGATGTAATGACTGCGATAAACAACGCAAAGTATCGCAAACAACAACGAGAAGCTGAACTACAACGCCTTGAAGTACAAAAGGCACGAGCCGAGCAAGCAAGGTTAGCAGCCGAGGCAAGGGCAAAAGAAGTGGCTCCTTTGCAAGCACCTGAAGAGGTGAAAAGTGAAGAACGAATAGTGAAAAATGAAGTGGTGCCAGCTGTTCAAGAAGTAACACCCGACTTGATAGTAACCAGTTTCACCGTACAAGGTACCATGGAGCAACTCAGAGCCTTGAAAGCATATATCCTTAGTAATAACATTAAAATCATAGAATAATGAGTACAGCAGTAACCACCACAGAAAAGGGCTTAACATTAGGTAATTTCCTTAATCAAAAAGCCACAGCCGATTTCCTAACAAAGACATTAGGGTCAAGAAAATCAGAATTTGTATCCAACCTCTTAGCCCTTTCAGATAGCAACAAAGAGCTGTTACAATGTGATAATACAGAGCTGATGAAGTGTGCCATGAATGCCACAGCCCTTAACCTCCCACTTAACAAAAACTTAGGGTATGCGTATGTTATCGCTTACAAGGATTGGAAGACCCAAGAAGTACACCCCCAATTTCAAATGGGATATAAGGGTTTTATTCAGTTAGCTATCCGAAGCGGTCAATACAGAACCATTAACACCTGCGAGGTGCGAGAAGGCGAGATTAAGCGCAACAAGTTCACTGGACACACTGAATTTTTGGGTGAAAACCCTGAAGGCAAAGTTATAGGCTATTTGGCCTATATCGAGTTACAAAATGGGTTTCAACAGTCCTTATATATGAGCCTTGAGCAGGTGCAGGCACACGTAAGTAAGTACTCACAAAGTGGGATAGATAAAAAGACTGGAGAGTTCAAAGGGGTATGGAGAAATGAGTTTGATGCCATGGCAAAGAAAACAGTCCTCAAGCTCCTACTTAATCGCTACGGGGTGTTATCCGTGGAAATGCAGAACGCTATAGAGAGAGACCAAGCAGATAGCGAGGGGCGTTATATAGATAACCCACAAGCAGGTAGGTATGTACAAGATGCTGTTATTATTGAACAAAGTGAACCTACCGAGATTGTTGCTCAAGAAGAGCCAACAGCTCCCGCCCCAGCACCTTCGGAAAGTCCTAAGCAAGTTGATTTTAAAAACCTATAAGTATGATAACAAGTTATTTCACATTAGGACAATCACACGTATATCGTCTTAATGGACAAACCTTAGACCGTGATTGTGTGATTAAGATAACAGCCGAAAATCCAAGAGATGTAATGGTTGAGTATTTTGGCTTAGAGTGGGCTTTTGAATATGATGAACGCCCTGAAATGAGATACTTCCCACGAGGGGTATATAACCTAACAGAAAATAAATGGGAATAGCAAAAGTCATTAGTTCAGGTAGCGAGGGTAACGCCGTGATATACAACAATGCAATAATGGTAGATTGCGGCGTTTCCTTCAAAGCCTTAGAAGCAGTCAAACGTTCTTTGAAAATTGTACTCCTTACCCATAAGCACAGCGATCACTTGAAAATACGCACTTTGCAGCGGTTACAAGCTGAAAGACCAACCTTGCGGGTGGCTTGCGGTGATTTCCTCTTAGAAGAATTACCATGTATCAAGAATATAGATGTATTGCAAGTGGGTAAGATATACGATTATGGAGCGTTCAGGGTGTCACCTGTAAAGCTGTACCACGATGTACCTAATTTTGGTTGGCGGATATTCCTCCCCAACGGACAAAAGATATTCCACGCTACTGATACAGTACATTTGGAAGGTATCAGCGCTAAAGGTTACGACCTCTATGCTATTGAGCATAACTATTGCGAGGAGTACATACAAGAAGCAATAGAGGAAGCACGAGCCAACGGAGAATATACCCACGCTTACGGCAATATCAATACCCACCTTAGCATACAACAGGCAAGGGCGTTTATTGAGGCGAACAGAAAGAAAAGCAGTGAAGTGTTAGAACTGCATAAGAGTAGAAGTTTTTATAGTAAAATTAAATAACAATGAGAAAAACAGAATTAAATAGCTACAAGAGCCTAAAAGAGGAGCTTGAGCAAACCCAAAGATATATCTATGATGAAATAAGATATAGGGAAAGAGACGGGGAAGATACCAGTGAGTTAAGAGAACAAATCGAAGAAATCGAAGATGAGATAGATTATTACACGGATTTGATAAGTGAATTAGAAGATTAAAAATAATGAAAACAGTATTTAGAAAAGGAATGAAGGTCTATGACCAAATATACGAACCAGATGTAAAAGGAGAAGTATTAGATGTGAACTTAGATATATCTCCTCATCCAATCACAGTGAAATTTGGTAGTTGTGTTCGTTATTATACAGCTGAAGGTTGTAGAGGAAGAAATCAGATAAGGACATTATCAACATCTCCCTACAGAATTGAAGGCTTTGAGCAAAAAGCACCTGTACCAACTTTTGAGGAGGCTTTAGATTGGTTAAAAAGCAATAAATATTATAATACTTTAATTAGGGATGATAAAACCTACACTTCTACTGAGATGTATATAGCTCTTGAAGCCCTTAGAAAACTTGTTATCCTTAGAGACTATTACAATGATGGTTGGAAACCTGATTGGAAAGATGATAGTACAACAAAATCTGTAATACTCATAGTAAATGAAGAGATTCGATGCGATGAAAACTATAGTTCTAAAAGGACTTTAGCATTTAAATCAAAAGAAATAAGAAACAGATTCTTTGAAGAACAAAAAGAACTCTTAGAGATGGCAAAACCTTTATTATGATGAGAAAAATAGCGATACGAGCATTAGCATTCATTATTCTGTTAGTGTTATTGACATACGGAATAATGGTATTATTCAGGAGTGAACTCCCTTACTTATGGATTGTAGGGTTACTTGTAGCAATTCTTATACTGATTGCTTTTCCTTACAACAAGTTTTTCAGTAACTAATTTAATTTTTATATCAAATGAAAAAGATGATTTTTCTTTTCAGTGTTATAGCCTCCTTGGTAGGTTGTAACAGACCTGAACCCAACTATGAAGGGGTTCTAATGACAGAGTACGGACGAAATGGTATCAATTCGTTCAAAATCGTAACAGGGGCACAAGGGATGTTAGGCCCAGGTAGTGAGCTGTATCAGGTACCCATGTGGGAGCAAGCAGGCGACCCTGATGTGGTGGAAATCACAGCAAAAGATGCAGGGGTATTCACGGTAGATCCTTCCTACACTTATACGCCTATTCGTGGCAAAGGTGCTGAGATTGTGTTCAACTACAAGAACTACCGAATACAAGACCCTGAAACCTTCTTTGACAATGTAGAAGCGAATGTACTTAACAAGCGCGTTACAGATGCCTATCGTGAGGAAGCGAGGAACTACACTACTGACAGCCTTATGAATAACTTAGGAAAGTTTGAACTATCAGTACAAAAAAGATTGAAAGAGGAGTTTAAAACGAAATTCTTTGACCTTACTACTCTTACATCAGGGCTTAAACCTCCTGCTTCAATGCTGAAAGCCGTAGAAGACAGGAATAAGGCTATACAAGAGGCTAACAGGGTAAAGAATGAGTTAGAGACCTCAAGAATGTTGTTAGAAAAGGCAAAGATAGATGCCGAAACAAACAAAGTCCAATCGGTAGGGCTTACAAAGGAAATCCTAATGCAGCAATATATTGAGATGTTAGGCAAGACTTCTAATAAAGTAATCATCACAGATGGCAGAACGCCCGTAATATTAGGTAATTAGTATAACAAAAAGCAAGTATCAATCGGGATAGTAGCAGGTTCGAGTCCTGCCTTGCTTTCAAAATTAAAGACAAAATGAAGACTTTAGATTTAAAAGAAGTAAGAGATAGGTTTGAGTTATATAAAGTAGCTTTCAATAAAAAACCTTACGTAAATAACCTTGCAAATGAATTAGGTGTAAAAACTACAACACTTATGAAATTCATTGTGAATAACGATAAGCATTTTGTTCTATATCAAAACGATAAAGGCACTTATATTTCTGAAATATATTTAGATTTAAAAGACAAACCTGGAAGTGATGAATTTGTAGAATATAACAAAGAAAAATATAAAAATACTTTATTCCTTGATACTTATTCCTATCCATACAATGAAGATGTCATAGAATTTCATCGCATTATAGAAGATAAAAAAGATGAGGAAAGAAGTAATGAATGGAGAAATACATCAGAAAAAATTAAAACTGTAAAAAAATTCATATCTGATACAAAAGTTTCAATTGGCATGGACATATATAGATATGATGATTTTATACCGAAAGAGAATATAGAATTACTTATATCACAAGGTTGGGAATTTGTAAATTATAATAAAAATAGTGAAGAATAACAATGAAAAAGATAACTATCCCAACTACCGTTAAAGACGGAAAGCTGGTAGGTAACCGAGAAATGGTAACTCGTGCGATTGGCTCCTTTGAGGGCTTGCCTATCAATCTTACTATTGAAAGGCGTAGCAAGAAAAGGAGCAACGAGCAAAATGCCTTCTATTGGGCTTGCTGGATACCACTCATACAAGCCGCTATCTATAACGAGTGGGGGGAGTTATACAATCCTAACGAAGTGCATACGCTATTAAAGACAACTTGTAACTATGAGGAACGTGTCAATCCTGCCACTGGAGAAGTGTTAAAAGTGCCAAAGAGCAGCACCAAACTGACCACTTACGAATGGGAGAAGGAGTTTAAACAGCAAATCAGGCAGCTATGTATGGACTTTTTCGGATTAGATTTGCCTGAACCAATAAGCGATGAGGAATAAGCAATTTTTCCCCCTCGTTAAGCAAGGCAAAAAATCATTCCCAACTGTCTAAAAACCAACGCAAAAAAGTAAATAAGCAAGATTTAAAGTAAAATAAGCAATGAAAGAAACCGTTAATCGTTTTGAGGAGGAGATCCTCACCACCTCCAATCTATCTGAGATGAAGGATAAGTATTTGGCCGAGACGCTCTATAGAAAATGGCCTGAGATCTTTGTAGATGAAAGCACAGGGGAGTTAGTCAATATAGAACGAAAAGAGATAATATTTGACCGTGGTACATTCTTAGACCATCACAACTTAGAGGAGATTAATTTTTTCCTACAAAGTGGGGATATTACCGAGGTAAAAGTCAGTACTATACAAAGACAAGCAACCTTAGTCAATGGATGTGCTGCCACATGGGTAGCTGTAGCAAAGGTAATGGGAAAGAAACAAACCTTCTTCCTATATGCTAATAGTGTAGAAGTAGCTATGCAGATCCTCACGGACTACATAGAACAACATTACCAAGGATATTTTGAAGTGTTATCCCTCAAGGAACAAGAATATTTGTACATAGTAACCTTAACCAAGGATAATGGAGAAGATGAAAAGGTCAATTGTTATATTGCTGAGATGGAGATGAAATATGAGCGCTACACAACTCGTAATAAATTCTTAGTAAAGGCTATCAATGCTGAGGAAACCAAACCTCTATGTATTGCGTTCTTTGACAAGTATATGCAGGATAAGGAAAATCCTGAACCTTATACAATGACACTGTTATCGGCAAAGATAATGAAAGTAGAAGCTGTGATTGACCATCTATTTTGCCATGTCTATATAGACAGAAGCAAGGGAAAAAGAGAGCAAACAGCCGATAACGACTAACAAACCTAACATTGGAATATTATCTATCTCATGTCTAAGACATGGTGACCCCCGATAGGCAAGCACTCACGTTCGAGCTGTGAGCGGGGGCAAAGATTAAAAATATAAAGTAAATGAATATTTATGATAAAAAGAAAAGAACTATAAAGTTCAGAGGTAAAACTCCACAAGGGAAATGGGTATATGGGTATTATCTCATACGAGAAGAAGAAAGTCCAGTTATTGAGACATCAGTACCTTATACAATTCATTACATTGTAGATTATGCTGACTTCAACGGATTGAATGAAAATGAAATATTACCTGAAACATTAGGACAATTTTCTGGAGTATACACTATAGGGAACAAAGAAATTTATGAGGGTGATATTATCAAATTCTGTAATAAAATATGGGAAGTTGTATGTGATTATGAAGATGCCCATTTATTCTATTTAAGAACTATTGGAGACCCTTACATAGCAGAGAATATGAGTAAATTTACAAGAGGAGAAGTAATCGGAAACATTCACGACAACCCCGAATTATTCAAACAATAATTAACAACCGATTTGAAAGGAGATTGAGCGCGCGGCAATCTTTATCAAATCTCTAATTTCAAATCAAAAATGAACGAGTATCAAGAATTTTTAAAACAGAAGCAAAAAGCAAAGGAGCATAAAGGCTTTGCCGCTTTGCCGATGAATGATAAACTGTTTCCTTTTCAGCAGTTCATTGTAGAACGTAACCTCAGCAAGGGCAAACACGCTGTATTTGCAGATTGTGGATTAGGTAAGACTGTAATGGAGCTTGAAACAGCAAGCCAAATCGTAAGGCACACCAATAAGCCCGTGCTTATCCTTGCACCCTTGGTAGTGGTAGCACAGACCCAAAGAGAAGCAGAAAAGTTTGGTTTTGACCTTGACAAGGTAACCATTACCAACTTTGAGAATTTGCACAACATCAATCCGCAGGAGTATGCAGGGCTGATAGTAGATGAAAGTTCAATAATGAAGAATTTTGAAGGCAAAATCAAACAGCAACTTTTTGAGTATTTCCACAATACTCCCTATAAGTTTGCTTTTACAGCTACTCCCTCCCCTAATGATCCTATGGAGTTGGCTAATCACTCTGAGTTTTTGGGCTATCAAAGCAGGTTAGGAATGCTTGCTACCTACTTTATCAATGACCAAGACCACACGAGTAAATGGAGATTAAAAGGGCATGCCGTTGAAAAGTTCTATCAGTTTGTATCAGAATGGGCGATAATGCTTACCAATCCCGCAGATATAGGTTATCCAATGCAAGGGTATGACTTATCAGAGGTGATTTACAAGGAGCACCAAATCATTACTGAAAATGACTTTAGCAACGGTATGTTATTCCCCAATTTGGCTGTATCAGCTACAGACTTCAACAAGGAATTAAGACGAACTAAAGAGCAGCGTATAGCCAAGGCAATAGAGATAGCTAACGCCAATGAGGATCCACATATTGTATGGGTCAAACATAATGACGAGGGGAAAGAAGTTACTGCGGGTATTCATGGAGCAGTGGAAGTGTCAGGGAGCGATAAGCCTGAAGAGAAAGCGCAAAAGCTGTTAGACTTTGTAGATGGAAAGTTCAGGGTATTGGTTACCAAACCTAAGATAGCCCAATACGGATTAAACTTTCAGCACTGCCTAAATCAAACCTTTATGAGCCCTGATTTTTCTTTTGAAGGATTTTACCAAGCAGTAAGACGATCCCACCGCTTCGGAAAGAAAGGAGATGTAACAGTCAATATTGTAACCACTGATACCATGCAGAATGTTATTAGTATCATCAGAGAAAAAGAGAAACAATTTAAACAAATGCAACAATTAATGATTAATAACCAAACACTATGGAACAACCAAAATTCACAGCTATACACGGCGACTGCGTAGAGGAGGTAGCTAAACTCCCTGATAACAGCATTGACTTTTCAATATTTAGCCCTCCCTTTGCTGAATTGTATGTCTATTCAGACGATATACGAGACATGGGTAACTGCCAAGATTATGAGGAGTTCTTTGTACATTTTCAATTCCTTGTAAAAGAGTTAGCAAGGGTAATTAAAAGCGGTCGATTGGTAGCAGTGCATTGTATGGACTTACCCGCAATGAAAGGCAAAGATGGGTATATTGGTCTTAAGGACTTTTCAGGAATGCTTATTCAGTCCTTCCAAAAAGAGGGGTTTATTTACCATGATAGAATAACGATTTGGAAAAGCCCAGTAGTGGAAATGACACGAACCAAATCAATAGGGCTACTACATAAGACCATTAAGAAGGACAGCAGCCTATCACGTACAGGGATCCCTGATTACATCTTAGTCTTTCGCAATGCAGGTGATAACCTTGTGCCAATTACCCACCAAGATAAAGACGAGAACGAAGAGAATTACCTCCCCGTGAATTTGTGGCAAAAGTATGCTGAGCCAGTGTGGTATGACATCAACTACTCCGATACCTTGCAATATACCTCCGCTCGTGAGGAGAAAGACGAGAAGCATATTTGCCCCTTACAACTTGAGACGATCAGGCGTTGCTTGCACCTATGGAGCAACGAGGGAGACACAGTACTCAGCCCCTTTGGTGGGATAGGAAGTGAAGGGTACGAAAGTCTAAGGCTTAATCGCAACTACATAGGGATAGAGCTTAAGGAGTCCTATTACAATCAAATGCAGCGCAATCTCAAGCGTATGATTGCCGATAAAATGCAACCTAAATTATTTTAAATACTCATTCATTCTTTGTCTTACGCCCTCGCTTGTACTTGGCGTGTATGCTCAAGGAGAGGGCTTAGGGCAAAGTTAGTGAGATAACGATCATTTAAATAACAAACCATGGAAAGAGAAAGTTTTGTCTTTTACAGGAGCTTTTATGAAGGGATAAAGGAACTGCCGAGAGATATTCAGGGAGAAGTGCTCACAGCCATAATGGAGTATGGCTTAAACGGAGTAACAACTGAAAATCAGAAGCCGATAACAAAAGCGATGTTTGCCCTTATAAAACCTCAATTAGACGCTAATAATCAAAGGTTTGAGAATGGTAAATTAGGAGCAGAGCACGGTAAAAAAGGAGGAAGACCAAGAAAAGAAAAACCCCAAGAAAACCCCACCTTAACCCCTAAAAAACCCCAAGAAAACCCCAACCTAACCCCTAATGTAAATGATAATGTAAATGTAAATGATAATATTTCTTTTTTAGAAAAAAAGAAACAAAAAAGCGCGAGTGTGGATTTTAGTGAGGAGGAAAAAAACAATCAGCCTTTAAGCGACCAAAAAGAAACCTCCCCCCGAGTTGCGGCCGCCCCCCCTCCTTTCAATTTCAGGCAGGCTATGCTATCGGCAGGATTTGCTGCTGACCTCACGGAGGACTGGCTCAGGATACGCAAGGCAAAGAAAGCTGTCAATAGCGAACGTGCATTCAAGCTATTCATTGAGCAGGTACAGCGTACAGGACAGGACAAAAATACCATCCTCACCTTGGTAGTGCAGAAGCAATGGAAAGGCTTTGAAGCCAGCTGGGTACAGAGTGCCCAACAACCACACAACCCACAAGAACCCGTAATAATTGACCAAAATGGAAACATCATCTCAGGAACTCATACTACAAACACAGCAACCCCCAATGTTGTCGGACGTCAAACCGCTGCCAACATTGCCGCAAATATGCAAGGCTGGTGAATTGCAAGGAGCAGCTTTTGCACGGCAGGTACTGGCATTCACCCCTATCCGAGCGCTTGACCCAATAGAAGCCCGCGGAGGCATTGGCACTATCATCGCCCATCATGCTGCCCTTATCGGATTCAAGGGAGAAATAGACCCTATCAACAAGTCTGATATTTCAGGAATGATTTTAAGCCGCTTTTCTTCACTTTCTTTAGAGGAGCTATATAAAGCTCTTCAAATGGAAAGATACGGAGATTTTGGCATGCGTACAGAGCATTATCAGCTAATCAATGCCCCTTATGTTTGCGAGATATTGAAAAAATACAAGGAATGGCTAAGAAATACCCGACAAGCCAATAACCTTCCTATGAGCCTACCAGCCCCCAAAGAGGAGGAGTTATCAGAGGAGGAAAAAGAACAACGATTTAGGGAGAGTGTACAACATTTTTACAACGATTTCAAGCAGACAGGACAACTCCCATTATTCAACTGCTGGATATATGACGGCCTTAAGCAGCGAGGTATGATAACTGACTTCACCGCAGCGGAAAAGGAATTACTAACCAAGCGCTATAGGGAACGCAAGATCCAGGAGCGAGATAACAAAAGCCTTGTTAGCCGTCTGAAACAGTCCTTTGAAAGCGTGGATGATGATATATCTCTGAAAAAAGAAATAGCACTGGAATATATCTTTGAAAACGACAAGTTACTAATGACAAATAACAACCTTAAAACATGAAATTTATAACAGAACTAAGAGCACGCGGGCTACAAATCACAGAGAAGGAAGCTAAACACCTCATGGAGATTGCCGTTGCTGATTATCGTGAAAGCCAAGTAAAACCAATTCTTAAGCGGGAGAATATGGCTCATTATATGATTATGGCATTATCCTATTGCAAAGCTACCAGTGAATTACTTCACATGATTGATGAAAGCTATCCAAGGTTTAGACTTAAACAGGTATTTATGGAATGCAAGAAGAAAAATAACGAAGTAGTAGAAGAGTTTGAAAAGGCCAATAAGATAGACCCGCAGCTACTCAATGCCTTCGTGCATACGCGAACGATTTAACCGAGATAATGTATTTACACATGGACGACATTAATAAAAAGAAAAAAGAACAAAAAGCAAATGAAAAAACAAACTAACACCCCATTAAGAGCCTTTGATGTAGCCGTAGATAGGCTGCTTATGGAATTTTGTGAGAAACACGATTTAAGCTATGAATTTTCTGTAGGTAATGATAGTGTAGATATGTTCCTAATATCTGACTACTTCTTCAGCCTCTCGGATATATACTTTGACCTCAAGAGTAACCAACCCAAGGGTAAAATCATAGAGTGGTACGATTACCTTCTTGATAATGAAATAGAGATTAGTTATTATGCCTATTGCATGGGCTTGAGAAAGGAGCAACTAAGTAAAAAGCAAAACGATTAAAATTTATAGTAGATGAATTTACACCTTACACTCAAGAAAAACTGGTTTGACCTTATTCTCTCAGGAGAGAAGAAGGAAGAATACCGAGAGATAAAGCCCTATTGGGAAAAGCGGCTTATGGGAAAGACATACGATAAGGTCATCTTTCGTAATGGGTATGCTGCCAACGCCCCACAATTTACAATAAAACTAAAAAGTATCACTCAAGGCACAGGAAAGAGCGAATGGGGTGCAGAAGAAGGAAAAAGATACTTCGTACTTAGTTTAGGAGAAATTATTAACACTAAAAATATTGACAAAAGCGATGCAAATTATAAATAATACAGGAGCCATAATCAAAGAGCAAATTAACTTAGGCGATATTGATAATTTAAATATTGACGATTTATTTAAGAATAACACCAGTAAAAAGATGAAAAATTACGAATACCCCAATTGGCTCGTCTCTTTGGAGATAGCCAAAGAACTCAAAGAAATAGGGTTTAAAGAAAAGTGTCTTTGCTATTGGCATGAGTACTTTCATCGAATAGAATGCTCTACGGACGATGAGGATAGGCTTTGTCCTGAATATTACGATTACAATACTGATGAAAGCACTACATCACTCCCCACTTGGGAACAAGTCTTTGAGTGGTTCAGAAGCAAAGGTTATCACGGCGTTATAGCCGTAGGTGATGAAAGCGGAGAATTAAATGAATACTCCTATTGCATTGACTACCTCAATGAGTTGAGTAGTGACTTTGAGCAAGACAGCCACCTCACCTATGAAGAAGCCCGTGAAGCCCTCGTAAAAGCCCTTATACAAACCTATAAAAGTGAACAACTATGAATAAGAAACTCATTGTACTATCAGGAAAGAAAAGAGTAGGTAAGGACACCGTGGCAAACCTATTCAACGATTACACCCAACGCAAATACGAACTCAGAGCCTTTGCCGAGCCAGTCAAAGAGATAGTGTCCCAAGTAGTAGGAACAAACTCATACAGATTAGAGCTTTTCAAGGAAAGCCGATTAGTAGATGTCAATGGCATAGAGAGCAACCTAACCATAAGGGAGCTATACCGAAAGACAGCGGACTTTTACAAGGAACTACTTGGGGAGGATATATTCGCTAAGCTAATGTTTCGACGATTGGCGTATGAGAATTACGAGTTTCCAAGGGTGATTGTCACTGACATGCGATTTAAGGTAGAATATGAGCAGATGAAACTGCTTGATCCTATCTTTATCCGTGTGAAATGCAGAATGGGCAATATGGATACCCATCCTTCCGAAATAGACCTCGACGATGTGCCTGATAGTGATTTTCACTTTATCATAGATAATACATGCACACGTACCCAACTCAAGGAGCAAATACAAGCAATAGTCAAAAAGTTGAGAATATGAAAATCTATCTATCAGGAAAAATCAGCGGGACAGACCTCTCTCATACTCGTAAGAGGTTCAGTGATGTAGCTGACAAGCTCCAATCATTAGGACATGAGGTTATCAATCCTCTTTGTAATGGATTATCTGAAACAGACCCATGGGAGGAGCATATAGCCAAAGACATCATCAACCTTATAGATTGCGAGGGGATCTATATGCTACAAGGTTGGGAGGATAGCCAAGGGGCAAGAATTGAGCATGCCGTAGCTAAAGAAATAGGGCTAAAAGTGATGTATGAATAAATCATTAGCGACCAGCGCATTCCTTGTAATCACTGGTCGCTAATCCTTAAATTAACAAAATGAAATATATTTATACCTACATTTGAAAGTATAAATGTAAGTATAAATGTAACTATAAATCGTGTGACAAATGTCACACGCATTCAATGAATTATGTTGAAAACTTGCATGGATAATTCAAATATATTTTGTACCTTTGCACTTTAATTAATATTAACAAACTAAATACACTACTAAATGAATAATAATTTACAGATATTCAGAAACTCTGAATTTGGACAAGTCCGAATTATTGTTAATGATGCAAACGATCCTATATTTTGTCTTACGGATCTTTGTGTTATATTATCACTCAATGCAGGAGATGTAAGAAAACGATTAGATGATGAGGTGGTTTCAATCCACCCCATCCCTGATAGTATTGGCAGAACTCAATTTACTAATTTTGTGAATGAGGAGGGATTTTATGACATAGTGCTTGGCAGCCGTAAAGAAAATGTAAGAACTTTCAAAAAATGGGTAACGAGTGAAGTGCTTCCTACTATTCGCAAGACGGGGCAATATTCAATCCAAAAGAAGATCCCTAACAACTTTGCAGAAGCTCTCAAACTGGCCTATGAGCAGCAATTGAAGTTAGACCAACAAGAACTCCTATTAGCAGAAGCAAAGCCAAAAGTAGAGTATTACGACAAAATACTTTCCTCAAAAGACAGCTTAACCGTAACACAAATAGCCAAAGATTACGGATTAAGCGCTCAACAGCTAAATATTATCCTTAAAGAAGAAAAAGTACAATATAAGCAATCAGGACAGTGGTTGCCTTATAAGGAATATGCTCAAGAGGGATACACCAAAAGTGAAACCATAAACTTCACTCATAAAGACGGCACAGAGGGAACAAAACTCAATACCAAATGGACACAAAAAGGGCGTTTGTTCATTCATGAACTGCTAAAAAAGAAGAATATAAAACCCGTAATGGATAGATAAAATCCGACAATATATAAAATCACCTAACCATGTACCAAGAAAGCCAACTACAACAAATGTGCGTGCGCTATTTCCGATACAAATACCCTCAGTACCTTATCTATGCCGTCCCTAATGGTGGATTGCGAAATTCTTTAGAAGCCAAACGCCTCAAAGAAGAAGGTGTCCTGGCGGGAGTGGCTGACTTAGTAGTAATGCTCCCCCAAGGTAAAAGCCTCTATATAGAGATGAAAATCAAGGGGAACAAACAGACAGAGCATCAAAAAGCCTTTCAACAAAAAGCCGAAGCACTCGGATATAAATACTATGTATGCTACAGCTTTGACCAGTTCAAGGCGATCATAGAAGAGGAACTAACCACCACTGACAACTAACAACAGATATACCATGCTTGAAAAGATAAAAACAGCCATAGAAGACACCACCACGGAAGCTATAGCAAGTCGTACGATATACCTCAAACTATTTTGTGGCTTGGCGTGTAAGCACTCCCTATCCTCGCAAAAGGATATAGCCGCTTTTTTGGGTATTTCCCCCGCAAGCGTGGGCTATTACCGCAAAGAACATGGTAGCATGCTCATGGTTACCGAGTACCAAAAGCTATACCAAGCCGTGGAAAAGAAGATATTATAACGTTTTTCATTCATATTTTTGATGTGTTATTCATTGGCACCACTCCTAAATCAGGGGTGGTGTTTTTTATTCCTCTTTCTTGTCTTGCTCGTACTGCTCCTTTTGTTGCAAAGCATCTGCTTCCTTATCCTGATAAGGGTACTTCCTGACAATCCCTAACCAGCGCCCCTGCTCATCGTAGAAGTGGGTGAAGCCTTCAGGAGGAGTAAGTAGTTCCAAAGCATTACACTGCAAATACTCCGCTATCTTTTCCAATGTCGCAAAGGTAGGGGTTCTATCTCCTGTATGGTAGTATGCTATCATTTGAGGGGACATACCTAAGTTATTAGCAATATCTACATTTTTGACCTCTTTTTTTTGCTGAACTTCTTTTATACGTAGTTTCATTTGTCATTTATTTAGTGGTGCAAAGATACAAAAATACTTTTATATTAAATACATTATTTATTAAATAAAAAGTTTAACATTTTGTTTTGCGCTTAAAATTAATCACTTACAAAAAACATTTCTCAATCTCAAAAAATAATGATTAAATTATTAATTTAATTAAATTATTTGTTTTACCTTTGCGCTGTCAAAATGAAACAAGAATATTAATCATTAAATAATACGAATATGAAAGCATTAGAATTAAAAGACCTTAAAGCAGGTAAGATTTACAAAAGAGTAGAAGATGATGATACATTAATATATGTACAAGTTCTTTCAGAAGGTAGTTTAGCAATTTGTAATTATGTGTATATACTTTTAGATTTTGATAGGTCTAATATATGTATATCTGAGATAAGAAAAAACTGCTACTTAACAGTTGCGCAAGGGTATAAAAGTACATTTATACCTTGTACTGAAAAAGAGTTCAAAGCAGCAATAAAAATGATAAAAGACAGTCTAACATTTTAAACAGTACGAATATGAAAGTTACAAGTCAATCTTACGAAAAATCAAACAAAATAGAGACAGTTAAATACAGCCGTCTCTCAAAAACAGAGTATAAAGCTCTATTAAACGCCTCTGATATGTACTTAGATAGACAGCGGGCAGGGCAAAAACTATTAAACTATCTTTGTGATAAATACGGTATTTCGCAAATACCACTAATCGTAACAGATACCCCGCAAAAAGGTAATGGTAAATCTAAAATATTAGGTTTTTACAGACATTTACTAAATGCCAAAAAAGGGCAAAGCATTACCATATACAACCTGACAGCCGTTAAAAAGAAAGTAGTATCAATTAAAGTGTTTATTGATACCTTACTACACGAGTTCATACACCACTACGACACTGAATATTTAAAAATTGAAAGCGCACACACAGCAGGTTTTTACAAAAGAATATCAGACCTAAAAAATAAACTATCATAATAAACACCTTCAAAGACCTGAGCAAGTCTTTAAACTGCTTTTAAACTCAATTTAATAACCTTTTAATCAAATTATTATGTATACTTATATACCGACAACTGAAAGAGCTAAAAACATCAGACAAGAATTAAAACAATTAGGCTACAACAATAAAAAAGTATCTGTAAGGTGCGATAGAGGTAGTATTAATGTAATACTTAAATTCATACCTAATACAGAACAAGTAAAAGAGGTGAAAAAAGTTGCTGAAAAGTTTGAAAAAATACACTATGATGAAGCAACTGGTGAAATACTAAGCGGCGGTAATACTTTTGTATTTGTAGAATATCCTCGAAACGAAGAAGAACTAAAAAGACAATCACGCTACATTTACTAACCCCCACGCCCTGAGCAAGGCGCAAAAAGGCTCAATTTTTCAATCAGTAACACCTAAATCAATCAACCTATGATACCTACTATAATACCTCAATTAAACCTAACAGACCATATAGCTAATAAGTACTATATCAGTACTATGTATGATTGTGATGGCAAATGCTATAAGACCGCTGTAACAGATATAACAAGCTCTGATACTCTATTCGAGCAAACCACCACCAGCTATAGAATGGCACAAGGTAACCATCAGAGAGCAGTAGAAACCTACGTTAATAAAGCAAGCCAAATAGGGGCGCAAATCGTCTATCAGTACTCTTATGGCTGTTATGCTGTACGTACTACTTTGCCACTGAAAGGGCGTGGCATTACCAAATCAGAGCAAACAGAGGGGCTGTATTATGCCACTGAAAAAGCCCTTGAAAAGCTAAAAACAAAATATAAATGCACCCCTAATATAGATCACTCAATATAACCAAGTAACACTTAAAGCCTTGAGCAAGACTCAAAAATTTAATAACAATATAAATACATCATATAATGCTAACATTAGAACAAATTCAAAATTATCAATCAGAAATACAAAAAATAGAACTTTCTGAAAATAACTTTAAAAGAGTAAGAAAAATAGCTAAAGCTATCAATTATGGTCTTACATTCACTGAACTTATAAAATATATCTTAGAGCACGAAAAAGCTATTTTAAATAATGACTTTCGAAAAGCATTATTTATTGAAACATTATTTGAAGATATAAACTATCATAGAGAATTACAATATTTAAGAAAATGCGATTATGAAAATGTCGCAAATGTTTATTTAAACTGTTAAACAATTAAAAACACCTACCAAAATGAAAAATATATTACCTACTTGTTACGATTACAAGAAGTTTCTGAATGAAGCTGTTTTAAAATTCGATATTTCAATTAATGAGGCAAGAAAAAAATATGGTCTCTACTCTTATGGTCAATGGCAAGAACTCTTAAAAAATAATTCAAAATGAAAAATACAGATAAAAAAACAGTCTTTTGCCTTGCATGGCAATTCTTCAAGCAAACAGGTTACACCTTTTCAGAGTGCCTTAAAAAAGCGTGGGCAAATATCAAGCTCAAGGCTAAAATGAAAAGCCAAATCGTGCGCTTTTACTTTCAAAAAGTAGATGGTACTATCAGAGAGGCTTGGGGTACGATTTGCCCTGATATAGTACCCCCTACAGAGCACACCACCAACCGCAAAGCTAATGACACCGTGCAGGTATATTATGACCTCGAAAAGAAAGAATATCGCTCTTTTAAGAAATTCAACCTCGTATGTATCGAAGGTTACCCATGGCTTTAAAAAAAAGCCCCTCGCTTTTGAGGGGTTTTTGATTTTTTTTGTACCTTTGCAAGGTATCAGAACAAAAAAAACACAAAGAAAATACAAAGAAAAAACAAACGAGTATAGCAGCCCTTTGCAAGCCATGTCGTACCTTTGCCCTATATACCAAAGGTATATAAGGGTCTTTGAAATAATATTGCAACTTAATACAAGGTAATAAATGAAAATACTAACATTACAGATCACAGGTGATAATTTTGAAGCTATCTTAAAAGGGGTTCAAAAAATTGAAACGAGGCGTATATTACCAACAACTATAGGCAAATATTTTACAAATCCAAACACAGAAGATATGGATTTTATAAAATACGATGCTTTGCGCCTTATTAATGGTAGAACTGCACCTATACCTGAAATCCTTATAAAGGTCAAAGAAGTAGGTATTATTGACGAGGTAGACGACAAAGGTAATGAAATCACCTATATAGACGATAAAACGGGTGAAGAGTGTGTATCGTGTTTTATAGCATATACTTTAGGTGATATAATAGAAAGTAAAAACACTGACAAATTCTTTGACCCAAACAGACCACCTCTAACAGATAATTTCGTAAAAGAAGAGGATCTTATTTAAAAACCAGTTAAAAACCTACAGAGGTTGCAAGTAGTTTAAAAAACGCTTGCAACCTCTTTTTATTAATATATTAATTTAAAAATCAACGATTATGTTTAAAAGAATTAGAAACGCTGCTCGTAACATAGCATCAAAAGTCAAGGGTGCTGTTCGTAGAGTGTTTGGCAAAAAGAAAAAAGACAAAGACGTAGCAACCGCTAAAGGAGGGCGAGGATAACATTATGTCTAAATTCGCACAAACACAAGCAATAATACAGTCTATCCGCACCCAAACGGATACGGCTGTATTATTCTATTCAGCAGGGGGCAAAGACAGCATCGCACTGCTTGATATGCTCGCCCCTCGCTTTAAAAAGGTAATATGCTATTTTATGTACCTTGTCAAAGACTTAGAGCATATACAGATATACATAGACTGGGCAATAAAGAAATACCCCAACGTAGAAGTTCGTCAAATTCCACATCTGATGTTAGATGTTATCAAGAAAAACGGCTTTTTCTGTGATGAAGAACCTGATACAAAAGTACGTAAAATAGGTGAGATTGAACAATCTGTAATGCAAGAATGCAACTCACAATATGCCTTTTCAGGAATGAAAGGTGTAGATGGTTTTATGAAACGCATGCGCCTTAAAATGTGGGCGCCTACTTTTACATCTCCTAAAGGTATGGTATATCCATTAGCATTATGGACAAACAAAGAAGTATTACAGTACATAGCTAATCGTAATCTTATCAAACCGATGATATATGTAGCTAAGTCTGTAAGTCAAGGGGTAGGGTTAGATTATGAGACTTTATCATTCCTTCAAAAGTACTACCCTAATGACCTAAAAAAGATACTCCAAGAGTTTCCTTATGCTGAAGTAGCCCTACATCAAGAACCTCAAAAAACACAAACCAATGAAAGAGTTTAAGCAATCAGAAACACAAACCATAAACAGATCACAAATACACTTTGCTCCATATAACCCAAAGAAGCACACAGACGAGCAGGTAAAAGCAATCTTAAAAGACCTTAAAAAGAATGGTTTCTATGGTGGCATTGTTTGGAATAAAGTAACAGGTAATCTTATTGATGGACACAAGCGGGTAATGGCACATGACCTATATCACAAGTATAATGGCACTCCTGAAACAGATTATCCTATCAAAGTGGAAGTTGCCGAGTTTGACCTTAAAACAGAAAAAGCTCGTAATATATGGCACACCAAAAGCCAAACACCCTTAGATGATGACCTGATGCGTGCTTTAGTTCCTGATCTTGATAACTACCAAGAAGCAGGATTAACTGATTTTGATGTTTCTATGTATAGTGTAAGTGTAGATGATTATTCGTCTTATTCCTTTGATGACACTTCCACAACTCAACAATGGTCAAAAAACACAGAAGACGATGAAGCACTACAAGCTATTGACGAGGCTACCAAAGAGAGTGAGGAAAATCGCAATATTGACCGCTCTGTAAATTTCTATGAGGATACTCCTGAGAACCAAATCGCACGACACAACGAAATACAGAAAGTAAAAGACCGTATCAGTAACACCAATAATTCAGACAAAGATGGAGGCATGCTATCTTATGTAGTGGTCAAGTTTCAAAACCCTAAACACAAAGAGGCTTTTATGATACGTATGGGTTATGATCCTTACGAAAAAATGATTATAGGAGAGGAATTTTCTAATAGTATAGAGCGAATAGACTGAACCTAATGATTTATATAAATTAATATAATGGCAAAGGAAAAAACATATACAGATGAACAATTAAAGAAAGCCCTTATCAAAGCCAATGGACAACCTACCAAAGCGGCTGAGATACTTGGCGTTACATACGTGTCTGTATATAGTCGTATTCGCAAAAATCCTGAACTATTAGAGGTACAAAAGGCACATAGAGCGAGGGTATTTAATGAGGTATCCAATACAATGACCCTTATCGCTATGGCAGGAATTATCAAAGAGCCTATAACAGACGAAGAAGGCACTGTAATACAAGGAAAATTCCGAGAAGTGCCTGTTGATTATCGCACTCGTATGACTGCCATGCAAACAATTCTATCCACTTTCCGTGTTGAAGATGGAGTAATTGACAAACTGGACATCACCACCGCTGGCAGCCCGCTATCTCAAGGGATCACCATTGAAGTAATAGACAAGCGAGAACAAGTACGAACCGATGATAATACAGACAACTAACATATATACCAAGGTTGATAAAGCCATTTCGCAAGGATATACCACAGTATCGGCTCAAGGGAGTAGCCGTAGTTCCAAGACGTACAATATCCTGATTTGGCTTATCATCTATTGCTTATCGCACCCTAAGACACGCCTTTCTATCGTTCGTGCTACATTGCCTGCTCTCAAGGGGTCTGTATTCATTGACTTCAAGGAGATATTGTATAAGATGAAGGTCTTTGACGAAAACAGCCTTAACAAGTCTGAAATGATATATACCTTTCCTAATGGCTCCTGGGTAGAGTTTTTCTCCACAGACAGCGAGCAGAAGCTCCGAGGTAGGAAGCGGGATATATTATATGTAAATGAAGCCAACGAACTCAAATTTATAGAGTTTCAGCAGCTGAAAATGCGTACTACCAAATTTGCTATTGTGGATTATAACCCGTCCTTTTCAGACGATCACTGGCTTTGCGAGCTTAATAAAGACCCTCGTACGTATCACTTTATATCCACCTATAAGGATAACCCGTTCTTAGAACAAACGATTATTGACGAGATAGAGAGCTTACAGCACAAAAATCGCTCCTTGTGGCAGGTATATGGATTAGGACAACAGGCAATGATAGAGGGGCTTATCTTTGAAAAGGTTACCATTGTGGAGGATATACCTATTTGGGCAAAGAAACGATACTTAGGTCTTGACTTTGGTTTTACTCACGACCCTACCGCTATCGTGGAGGTAGCTTTTTTGGATAACAAGGTATATCTAAACGAAATATGCTATCAAACGCAAATGCTCACCAGCGATATTATCCAAGCCCTTCGGCAGCACCGCTCCTATAAGATTATATCCGAGAGTGCCGACCCGCGCTTGGTAAAGGAAATAAAGAATGCAGGCTATAACATCACCGCAGTAACCAAAGGGCAAGGCTCGGTTATGGAAGGGCTTACCAAGATGTTAGAGTATGAAATATGTATCACTCAAAGGAGTGAGAACATCATCAAAGAGTTCAAGAATTACACCTATGCACAGGATAAAAGTGGTGCTTTCCTCAATGTACCTATTGACGCATTTAACCACGCTATCGATGCTGCAAGGTACGTATTTTTAGAGGAAGTACTGGGACGTAATCGCAAACCAAAGGATTTAACAGGTATATTTTACTAAATGAAAATCAATAATACAGACATACAGACCTTACATGCTAAGTTGGTAGAGGGTTCGTTAGCGAGCTTGCTGTCCTATCCTGCCTTGAAGTCTTTGAACAAAAATGACTGGGCAGAGGAAAGTGGCTCGGAATATGACCTTTCAGCCCCGCAGCTATCTGCTAAGGAAATCACCATACAGCTGTTATTGCCTGAAAGTCTATATCCCAATTTGGTAACGCTCCTTTCAGTTCGTGCCTATGCTGATTATACCTTTGACTTTATCAATCTAACCTACCGCTTGCGCTTGGTTGGTCTTAGCAAAGCTCAAGTCAGTGGAGGTTATGTAACAGCTGATATTCGTCTTTCTGATGATTTTCCCTTACAAGGATATACCTACCAAGCCCCGAACTTAGAAGGATATGTACGAGTAATCCAAAACATATACATTGATAACGTGTCCCTTTCCAAGTATGGTGTGGCTGTCTTAGAGGGGACAGACCAAGAGATTATCACAGCAGGCAACGCCAAAACACCTTATACGGCTCAAAATAGCACTATGAGTGGTATTATAGCTGCTGATGTGCCTATATACTTTCAGGAACGCACCACAACTCTCAAATGCTTTATGTATTTGCCTATTGCGGACTTTCTAAAGGGTTATTATACCTTGTTGCACGACCTTACACAGCCCAATGAACGCACCCTAATCTATCAAGGGAAATCCTACAAGTGTATCTATAAAGACGGTAAAATTACCGAACTCTATATTGATGACCCTCTTATATGGGTCAAGTTTGATTTACAACTAACAATTATCTAAATACCATGCAACTACACTTTAACAGCACCTATATAGATATCCTCCCTACCGATGAGAGCTACAGATACCGCTCCATTATGGGGGAGCATACCCTTAACCTATACTTTGCCTTACCTACTTACACTGAAATACCTACTGGGGCATGGTGTGAGTTCCAAGGAGAGCGTTACACCCTCAATCAACCTGCTAAAGTAGTGAAGCATAACAGCAGACATTTTGAGTACACCCTTACCATGGACAGCGAAGGGGCAAACCTGAAGAATTACAAGTTTCGTAACCCCAACGATAAGACCCTCAAGTTTCCTTTTACAGCTTCCCCTCGCTACCATATTCAGATATTGGTAGATTGTCTCAATATGACAGACAGCGGCTGGCAGGTAGGCACCACGATTGAAGCTAATGAAAAACTCATCAGCTATAACCATAACAACTGCTTAGAAGCCTTGGACATGATCGCTAAGGCTTTTGAGACAGAATACGAGGTTATAGGTAAAACGATACACCTCCGTAAGGTAGAATATTTCAAAGACAATCCCCTGCCGCTCCAATATGGCAAGGGCAAAGGCTTTAAGACAGGGGTAAGTCGTACTACCGAGCAAAGCCGTATTACACGCCTCTATGTACAAGGAGGGGAACGCAATATTGATCGCTCTAAGTACGGCAACAAAGAATTATTACTACCCAAATCACAAGAATACGTATATGAAGGGGTAACCTTTGTTTCAGACGACAAAGGACTATCAATAGCTATCAAGAACACACAGAACAACGGCTTTATCAATGAGCAAAGCCTTGACCTTTCCCATATATACCCAAGTCGCAAAGGTACGGTGTCAGCTGTCTTTGAAGTCGATAAAGCCAAACATTTCTACGACTTTGCCGACACCTCCATTCCTGAAGCCCTCAATTTTGCAGAACTCCAAATCAAAGGGGAAAAGATGGTGATATACTTTGAAAGTGGTATGTTATCAGGGCGTGAGTTTGAGATTAGTCGTTACGAGCATAGCAGCGGATACAATCACAGCGCACGCCGCTTTGAGATAGTCCCTAAGGAAGAGGATGGCGCCACCATGCCTAATGATATATTTAAACCTGCCGTAGGAGACCAATATTCTGTGTATAACATGCACTTACCTTCAGCTTACATCTGTGATAATGCGACAAAGTCAGGAGCCAGCTGGGAAATGATGAAGGAAGCGTGCAAGTATCTGTATGAAAACCGAGCAGACCTATTCACTTTCACTGGTGATTTGGACGGAATATGGGCAAAAAAGAATTGGGCAAATGTAGGAGGTCGTCTAAAAATGGGGGCTTATATCCACTTTTCAGATAACGAGTTTCAACGTACCCCCGTGGCTATTCGTATTGTAGGACTTAAAGAGTACGTTAATAATCCTTACAGTCCTCAGATAGAGCTATCCAACAAGGTACAAGGGCAATCCTTTTCCTCTGAAATACGCAAACTCCAAAACCAAGAGGTATATTTTGGAGAGATGAACAAGAAAGCTATATCCGAGACTAAAAGAAGTTGGCGCAATGCCTTAGAGACCATCAAGCAGGTAGAAGAAGCCTTTCCTGAATACACCAAGAGTATCATTCCTGCCACTGTACAAACAATGATGGCCTTGGTGGGTAATAAGGCAGGACAATTTGCCTTTGTGGCCAATAAGACCAACCCTATCACCGTACCTCATACCTTGTACTTTGATAGGAACAACAAGCAAATCAATGTAGGTAGCGGGTGGATTAAGCATTACACCCTTGGCACTACTGACATCAAGCCAAGCCATTCCGCAGCTGATTATAAGTATTGGTATGTTTCCTCCTTTGTATCTGGCAGGTTGGACGATAAGTCTAAAACCTATTACCTCTACATCAAGGCCAATAAGGCCATAGAGACAGCCGAGTTTGTCCTATCCGAAACCAAGATAGACATGGAGCAAGAAGCGGGCTTTTATCACTTTCTATATGCCACAGTCAATTCAGAGTACGATGGAGAGCGAGGAATAGCCCAATTCAATGGCTTTACTGAGATTACAGGCGGGCAAATGGTAACCAATAAAATCAGCTCAGGAAATGGAGAACAGTTTATCCAGCTATTAGACAAAGAAATCATCATCAAAGCCAACCTACGTATCACTGATGAAAACAAGTTAGAGTTTAAACAGCTCGTTAATCCTGATTTGCAGTCATTGGAGAGTAGGTTAAAACAGTACTCTAATGAAAATAATGCAAAAGGAGAGATATACCTAAGAGGTACAGGATTAAACAGACACGCTGCACCTATTATTCAGATTAATGGACAAAATATAGTTCCTGACAATTATAGAGGACTATATCTCGCTGTTATTCGACGTTCAGATTTGCAAGTAATATTCCAGCAAAGTTATGATACTTATGGGGCTATTTATGGAGATGGAGATTATAACAATAGTTTGGCTAACAAATTGAACGAACTCAATAATGATGTATTAGTTACATTAGTCTCAAGAGATAGTGCTTTTGCTGAACCAAATTTAAAAAATCTAAACTTAGAAAACGCTCTCATTCGTTGTGGGGCTAATGATGACAACTCAAAATACGTTTCAAGAATGCCATACGCCTTTTTAGGTATTCCAAATATTGGCAAGGGTAATGGTATAGAAGTCTATACTGCTGCTGACAGTACAGCTCCTTACGCTGAAATAGCTACTAAAATCATCAATGGCACGCCACAAGGAATGAATAGTGTTTTTAATGGTATGTTACAAACTGCTAAAACCGCTACCGAAGCATACGCACGAGCACAAGCAGAACTTACCAAAGCACAAGCTATTGCGAATGCCGACGGCAAAATCACAGTGGCAGAGCAAAGGCAAATACAACAACTCCAACAGAAACTACAAGAAGCTAAAAATTTTGCACAACAAAAAGTGAATGAGTTAAATATTGGTGGTCGTAACCTTGTATTAAATTCAAAGGACAAACGGACTATGAATGGTTATATAGGTACGTTTTATTTACTTGCTGAGCCAACTAAGGCTAATGTACAATATATATTTTCCTGCCTTGCTAATATAAAAGGAGTTACACATATTTATTTTTCAGACGAATTAGGAGGTATACCAAGACAATATATAAAAGTAGATTTACAAAATGGAAAGACTACTAATTTAATAGTACCTAATAAAGAATGGAGAGGTATTACTATTTATCACGAAGTTGCAGGCATTATACCCGTTCCTACATCATCTATTGAACTTGTAAAACTCGAACGTGGCAACAAAGCCACCGATTGGTCGCCCGCTCCTGAAGATGTGGAAAACCAAATCGCTAATATCAATTCCGATTTAGAGGTTATCAGAAGAAACGCTAAACGAATAGAAGACTTAGAAAATCAGAACAAGGCTAAAACTGATGAGCGTATTGGCAAACTTGACCAAAAAACTGCCTTCCTTGACGATACACAGATAGCAGGCAATGTGGTAGCCACTGGTACGATGATTGTAGGTAACACCACAGGCACACAAGCGGGTATCACTGGGGTAGGAAATGCTACTAACGAAGTTCGATTATGGTCGGGTAGTGAGTTTGCTGGTAGGTATGCCGCCCCTTTTAGAGTGCTACAAGACGGAACCGTATATGCTACTAAGGCGAATATATCAGGAGAGGTTAATGCCACAAGTGGGAAGATAGGAAATATTAGTGTAAATTCAGACAGTATAGGTTCTTTTTTGACAGATATACATAATGGTAGTTCGTTCAATTTAACACATGATGGTTTAAAGTTTTTTTCAGTATATTCGGAAAAAATAGGAAATAGAGTGTATACTCAAACTATAAAAGAATTAGAAATATCAGCAAGTGGAATAACGATTAAATTAATCAGAGATGGTAATATTATAAGACAAAAAACATATGATTTAACATAACTCTAAAACTTTATATATCATGCAAATCATTCAACAAACAACGCGTATCAATGCGCAAGAAGAAGTACAAGGCACAATCGTGATGTACTCCTACGAATTTGAGAAAGGACAAAACCCTTACGTGATAACATTCACAGCCTCTCGTAAGGGCGTGGATAATCCTTATGGTGCTCCCATTCAAGGGACTGTAACCGAGAGTAGTTTTAACATAAACAACTCCAACTCTCAACACTCGGATATTGAGCTGTACAGACATATTTATGATGTTTGTTTAGGCCTTATCAAAGGAGAAAGCAACGAAAAACCAAAAGCCAATGGTAAGGAAAAATAGGTTTCTCGTGCCAAAAGGGTATAGGGCAATCACCCTATATCCTTTCATCTTCGTTCGCAATGAAAGTGATAAGTACGATAAAGAGCTTATCAATCACGAACGTATACACTTGCGACAACAAAAGGAACTACTGGCACTCTTTTTCTATATCTGGTATTTTCTTGATTTTCTTTTCAAGTATTTACGTTATCGCAATTGGGATAAGGCTTACCGCAATATCATCTTTGAAAGGGAAGCCTACAACAACCAAAGCAACCTTGACTACCTCAAGGTAAGGGGTATATGGTGGTTTTGGGGACAATAACCAACGACTAATGACTAACAACTAACCGTTAATTAGCAATGACACTACAAGAACTAAACGCCCTTCCTGAAAGTGAGCGTATCACCCAGCTCAAGAAATACCCAGCCAAGCGCCCCGATACACAATCGCTTATCAAGGATTGGGATTATACCCAGCACGATGTTTTTGATGAGGAATTACGCCCCAAGCGAAGGGTGCTCGTGAAAGAACAAGAAGAAAACAAAGATGGTACTATCAAGTCTCCCGCTCAATTCAGGTGGGAGGATGTCAATCGTATGGCTTTACCCTTAGAGCAGGACATTGTCAATATACATACCGCATTCACAGTAGGCACACCTCCTAAGATCACAGCCAATGCTACCGAAGCTTCCGAACAAGAGCTTATGGAGTTGCTCGACGGCATTCATCAAAAAAACAAACTCCCTTATGACAACAAGCGCTTGGTGCGTTCGTGGTTTGCAGAGTGTGAGGTAGCCGAATATTGGTATGTAAAACCTGCCAAGGAGGACGATCCTAACCCTACCTATAGGCTTAAGTCTATGATTTGGTCTCCTTTCCGTGGGGATACACTCTATCCTTACTATGATGAGTATGGCGATCTGATTGCTTTCTCTCGTGAGTACAACAAAACTGATACCAAAGGCATACAATCCACTCGTCTTATGGTGGTGGATAATCAAAATGTAACCATCTATAGCAATGGTGCTCAAATAGAGCAGTACCCACACGGATTTTCCAAGATCCCTGTTATCTATATGAAGCGAGAACGTCCGCTGTGTGATAAGATACGCACCCTCCGCAGTCGCTTGGAAGTACTGCTATCCAACTTTGCCGATTGCCTTGATTATAATTTCTATCCGAAAATGGTTGCTTCGGGTGAAGTTGTAGGCGTACGCAATAAGGGAATGACAAGTGAGATAATCCAACTCGAAAACGATGCCCAAGTATCCTACCTCACTTGGCAGCAGTCCCCTGACATGGCTAAGTTAGAGTTTGATAACCTCACCTCTCGTTGTTATGCCCTTACTAACACCCCTCAAATCACCTTTGAAGCCTTGCAGGGCCTCGGCAATACCTTGAGTGGGAAGGCCTTTAAGTTTATGTTTATGGGGACACACATGGCAGTAAGCAACCATGCCGAAACCATAGAAGAGTTTTTACAGCGCCGTATTAATTTCCTCCTATCAGCCATTGGCAGTCTTATCCCTAAGTATGCTCCAGTGGCCAAGCGGCTACAAGTCAATATAGAGATTGTCCCTTATATGATAGACAGCCTTACCGAGCGTATAGCCGATGCTGTTAGTGCTGTACAAGGAGGAGTAGCCTCGCTCAAGGAGGGAATAATATTGGCAGGTATCACCGACAAGGTAGATGAAGAACTCGCCCAAATAGAGAAAGAAAAAGGAAAAGAATTATTTAATTAGCTAATAAGCCAATTTGTCAATGAGATAATTAATTGACACATTGGCAAATTAGCATATTGGTAAATTAGCATTATGGACTTAGAACAGTGGAATGAATACCACCAAAACCAAACCGAGAAAGATGTATCCAAGCTCCTACAGCTATTGGACGAGGTGCTGAAAATGGCCGTGCTGTATTATGGCATGCAGGCTCTGAACAAAGGGAGTGATTTATTCACCTTTGCCCTCTATCCCGCACTTAATAAAAAGATAAACAGTCTTTTTGAGCGCTTCCAAAGTGCCTTTTCTCGCAAGATGAATTTCTATGTAGATAAGCACTACAACATCTCTCATAATAAGTTCAAGGATGTTTTTGGAGAGGCGCTAAAATCAGGCAAAGTGGCTACATATACCTCTGCCAGTGTAAAGAAGCATTTACCCATGGAGGGCATTCGCTCGGCCCGTGTATGGAACCTATCTAAGCAGTATCGTACAGAGATAGAAATGGCATTGGATATAGCTATTTCAGAGGGCACACCAGCCAACGAATTAGCCTCCACCCTCAAGAAGTATTTGCGCAATCCTGACAGTCTGTTTCGTCGTTATCGTGATAAAAATGGGGTGTTACAGCTATCTAAGAAAGCCAAGGAATACCACAGCGGGCAAGGGGTGTATCGCTCTGCTTATAAGAATGCCGAGCGCCTGGCACGTACTGAAATCAATATCGCCTATCGCAAGGCTGATATAGAGCGCTGGCAGTCTATGGACATGATAGCAGGGTACGAAATCAAGCGGAGCCGACACCCCTACGGTTGTGAGATTTGCGACATGATGAAAGGGGTCTATCCCAATAGCTTCGTATGGGTAGGCAATCATCCTAATTGCCGTTGCTATATGACCCCTATTTTCAAGGCTGACCTAAAGGGAAAAGAGCTTACATTAAACCCTAAATTGACAAACTGGATAGCCTCCCACAAGGAGAAAATCACAACCGCAAGTAGTGTGCCGATGTTTCTGTGGGGAGTAGATGGTCAAAGTGAGGGTATATCCCAAAAGGTTATACAAGCAATACAGCCTTTTAGTAGGAGTACTTATGTTTCTTTTGAACCTTTCTCACCTATGATTGTTGAGCATTTAAAGAGGGCAGGTAGCAATGCCAAAAAGCAAGCCCTTTTACAGGAAATCATAGACGATAATAGGGCAAAACTCATCTTCCAACACGAAACAAACGGTGCAAAAACAGTACTTTTTGACCTACATAAGGGTAAAGGAGAAAGTCTAAATAACACCTTAGCAATGGCAAAAGCACTTAACGAGAAAGGAAAATCTGTCGCTCTATTACCTGAATATGAAAATATAAGTAGCGCCGATGCTATCGTTCATTTCAAAAACAAATTAGTAATTGCTGATTTTAAACATAGTACTACTAAAAAGATAGGAACCCTAAAAGCAGATATTGAAAAAGGATTTTTACAATCTGATAATGTTGTATTACAATTAGAAAATGGAAATACAGATTTGTTTGTGCAGTCTATTGAAGAATTAAAAAGAAAAGGAAAAGGACTCGGTAATATGATACTGATGAACAAACACAATGATATATTAGAAATATCTGAAAAAGAATTTAAATTAGGTAAATACAGAAAGTTAGTAAAAGGCTTCTTCTAAATAAAAAACTACCTTGAATATTGTGAGTTCAAGGTAGTTAGTGAGCTTCGGGATATAACCGCAATTACACTCTGGCGGGCGTTGCCCATAAATAAAGTATTTAAAGGTGAAAACTCGGCTTAACATCTATCTCTTGCGTATAGCTTTGCATTCCCGTTCTCTGGCGGGCGTTGCCCAAAAACTTTAAAGCCATTATTTGTATGGCAAAGGTACAACAATATTTCTAAATAGCAAAGAAATTAGGCTAAACTTTCAATTTCTTTGAGTTTTTCAATATAATACGCCTTGAGCCGTTGAAAATCTTCGTCTGTGAATTTATTGCGACCTAATTGTAATCTCTTATGAGTTGCTGTAGATATTGCCTTGCCTATAGCGGCTGATACTTGCCTATCTGATAACTCTAATAGCTCAATGATATATAATACTTTCTCTTGTGTGGTCATAATCCTTGCATTTGTGTTAATTCCCAGTCAAGATAGGCCTTGTACCATTGCCACGCTTCTTCAATGAATTGTTCAACAGAGATAATAGGGGCATATATACCCCCCGTGCTTATTACATTATTCTGAATGACCACAAACCTAAATTGCTCAAGTTCATCATATACGAATAGTTGCTGTGGCATGGCTCTATATGTGTCATTGAGACTTACAATCTCGCTATTTTCTTCAATAACCATTATCAGGCTCATATAGTGAGGAGAGTAGATATAGGTAAGGTCTATATTTGGCACAATAGGGTTTTCTGCTAATAAAAACTTAGGGAGTACCAAATCTGCTACCTCAATTTTTTGATTAAAAATGTCGTCTATATTCATATTGTTTTTATTTTTAAAGCCCTCAATTAAGAGGGCTTGTTGTATACTATCTTACTTCTTCTTCATATACCACCTCTTCAGTCTCATTGCATACTATCTGAACAATGCCACCTTTGTAGTCAGCGAAGTAGCTTTCATTAGTACCATTATAGGTAGCTATGTAATTCTTGCAATAGTCTAATGTGCTTTCAAAGCCTTTATCATTAGAGTTATTGTCATCATTGAAAACTACATTGTAGGTAAGTTTAATTGTTGCGTTCATTTTTTTAAAATTTTATTTGTTACACTTATTTCTTTTTGACACTGCAAAGATACGAATTTATTTTTATTGCGCAATAAAATATATTACTTTTTCACTCTTTGATGTGGTTAAACTTTTCTTAATAGAAAAGACAAAGAAAAAAACAAAAAAAACACAAAGAAAATACAAACATTACACAAACCACTATAGAGCTTATTTACAAGTCCTTGCGTACCTTTGCATATAATAATATCGTTTTTTATGTTCAAAGAAAAAATTCTACAATTACTCAAAACTAAGTATAACCACTTAGGGTTGAGCGGGCAAGTGCTTGAGGGAGTGGCGGCTAACTTGAGTGCTTACGTAACAGAAGAAAGCCAAGTAGAACCTGCCACTGCGGGGGCTGAGGCTATGCTTAAGTTATTCCAATCTTATGCTGATAATCGGGTCAATACTTTCAAGGCTGAAAGCGAAAAGTACAAGAAGGAGGCGGACGATTGGAAAGCGAAAGCAGAGAAAAGCAACGAACCTACTCCTGCTCCATCTGCGGGCAATCAGGGCAATGCTGAAATGAATGCAATTATTGAGAAACTCAATACCTTGCAGAATAGCTTTGCAGAGTTCCAAAAAGGCAAAACAGCCGAGAGCCTTAAGGAGCAATTTGTAAGGCTGATGAAAGAGAAGAATATCCCAGAAAGCTACTATTCACATTCACTCGTGGGGCGTGATTTTGCTGATATTTCTGCGGTGGAGACCTTAGCTAATGCCGTGACAGAGGGTTTTGGCAAGCAAGAGCAAGAGCTTTCAGCACGTGGATTTTCTTACTCCAAGGCGCCTGATACCCCTGATGATCCACAGAAAGAAGAAGAGGCTATTGCTAATCTCATTGAGCAAGAAACCGAGAAACTAACGACAAGTAACAAGTGACAAACCACTAATCATTAAAAAAGATGCCAGCAGGAATTAAGTATGACCTTAAGGGTCAAGAGGTAGAGAAAGAACTCTACAACGTAAAATCAGGCTACCGCTTAGCAGGAGGGTTCAATATTGACGATAGCGATATAGATGACGGACAATATATCCCTGTCTTAGCCCCCTTAGCGGTAGATTTTAAGACACGCACGGCCAAAGTATCCAAGTCCGTAAAAGCCGTGGAAGCGATTAATGCCACTACACTCAAGGTACAGAAAGGGAGCTTTGCCAAAGTAAATATGCACCTTGGTAATGGCACTAATGGCGCAACCATTTCAGCCATCGACACTACCAATGCCGATTATGACACTCTTACCTTGTCAGCTACCATTGCTGACGTAAAAGATGGTGATGTCCTCTTTGAGGCTAAAACTGCTAATGGGAAGGAAGTCAAAAACCCTGCTAATTTCCTTAACTATGCGAGAGTGAAGAAGGAAGCAGGGGCAACTGTTACCGCTTTGGGTCAGGCGTATGAAATCCAAACCAACAAGCTCTATGTACCTGTATCCGATAAGGATAAGGAGACCCTTGGAGCAAGATTTATGTTTATCTAAAAACCAGTAGAACAATGATTTTAACTTTAGAAAAGCTCTTTAACAGCCCTCAAATCATCAGAGCGGTGATTAATAGGGTAATACAGACCGCTGCCGATACGGTGGTATGGAAGCGATATTTGGACTTTGAGGAGACCAAAGCACGCCTATTCAAAACCTACATCGGCACCGTTACAGGAGTGGTAATGGGGTCTGTGATTGACAAGAACTCAGGCAAGCCTATCCGTGAGCGAAGAACCCTCGGTAGTGGCACAGGTGAGGTGGCTGACTTGGGGAACTCCTTTCAGTTGGACAACGAGCGCCTTAGTATCATCAAGCAGCTCACAGACAAATACAACCAAGCAGGAGCAGGACAAGCTGCGGTGATGAATGAGATCATCAACTTCTTAGCCGACGATATTCGTCAATGTACGCTGGCTCCTCACAAGCGTATGGATTATTTGGTAGGGCAACTTATTTCCACGGGTAAGGGAGAGGTTAAGTTGGACGACAACAAGGAAGGGGTCTCTCTTATTGACATGGAATTGCCCGTGATGAAGTTTGACCCAACCTCCGCTGAGAAAACCAAATTCATTAGCTATTTGCAAAAAATAGTCAATGAAACTCGTACCAAGGTAGGTGTTTTTGCGGCTATGGAAATGACACGTACCACTTTCAACAAGCGTGTAATTGCCTCCAATGAGTTCAAGGACACCTACAAAATGGTATTAGGTAGCGCACAAATTGGCGTATCAGGAGGTATTATCACCGAGGCTATGGCAAATCAACTCTTAACAGGTATAGGATTGCCTCCAATTCGTATCGTGGAGGATTATGTAGTGAAAGAGGATGGCACAACGACTAACATCTTTGCAGATGAGCGTATTGCCTTGCTTCCTACTGCCAAACTTGGAAAGATGATGTGGCACGAGCCTTACGAGCTTACTGACCGTGTGCCTAACAAAACCTATACCGTATTGGAAGGCGGGCACTACATCACCACACAGCGTACTGAAGAAGGTCGCTTTATCGAGTATGGTTGTGAGTGGATGCCGAGCTTTGCTGCTCCACAGAGCATGGTTGTGATTAACACCTCTAACATGGGTTAATATGACTAAAAAGGATTATTTCCGTCAAAGGTTTGCCTCATTGGGGCTTTCTCTCACTGAGGCAGACCTTTTAGACTTAGGTATTCCTGATTTGTCAGGTGAAGCCACCGCAGAGGAGCAAAGAAACTTGTATATAGCCTTTATCCGCTTTATTCCACAAATCCTCTTACGTCCCAGTTCTATATCAGAAGGAGGAACCAGCCTCGCAAGGGCCAGCAAAGACGATATAATTGCTTTCTACAGCAATGAGTGTAAGCGGTTAGGTCTCAAGGACGAACTGAGTAAGAAACCTAAAGTCATATTCCGATGATATTAGACAATGGCACATTGCAGATACAGACCACCACAGGCGGCGGCTTGGTAGGAGGTATTCCTCAAGAGGCTACCCTTCAATGGGAGGATCCTATTCCTTGTCATATTGTGGCCAATACCTATAATCAGCGGGGTACTTTCAAGGATAGTACTTTTACCCAAAGCAGCTATACAGTATGGTTTGACTATGGGCTACATATTTTCAATGCCAAAAGGGTACGGCTTATAAGCGGCAAAGGAGAGCAATTAGGCGAATTTGAAGTGCAGAGCATAGAGCATGCCGATAGGGTAGGACGAACTAAAATCATGGTATAATGATAGAAGGAAAGCTAAACATTGCCTTTGACAGAATCAAGGAGCAGTATATCAAGGCAGCCACTCAAAAATTTATAGAGGTAGGCGAACGCTGTATCACTGAATCCAGAGATAATGGCTCCTATACCGATAGGACGGGTAACCTTAGAAGCTCCGTAGCTTATGTGGTGCTATTGGACGGCGTGGTACAATCTCAAGGGAATATAAATAAACATAACAAAGAACAGATTGAGAAAATCAAAGCCAAATATCCCAAAGGCTTGGTGCTGATTGTGGTAGCAGGAATGAATTACGCTGCCTATGTAGAAGCTAAAGGCTATAATGTGCTTTCCAGTGCCGAGCTTATGGCTGAAAACATCTTAAAACAACTCTATGGATCATGAAAAAAGGAGGCACACAGATAGAAAAGGATGTCTTTGACACCTTCCAAACCGAGATAGGCGCTTTTGTCCGTGGAGGAGTGTATTTGCAAGGTACCCGCCCACACAACTCTTTTGAGGAGGATTGTGTTATAGGCTTTCTCACAGGCCTTGATAAGGATATACAAGAAGGAAAGGTTAATATTAACTTCTATGTGCCTAAAATCAATGCAGGATCACAGAAAAAAATAAAAAACATTGCTCGTATTTTGGAGATAGAAGCCTTTATCTGTGGCTTAGTAACTCGTATCACTGATGAATATCGCTTTTATCAGGAACAAACCATTCATAGCTTTGAGGAAGACGATAATCAAACCTTGGTTAATGTCACCCTCAGATACAAAAGATTTAGTAACTATTAAAACACTTAAAACATGGCAAACATTTTAAGCTGGGGAAAACCAGGAATAGAATATGTAAAATTGGAAAACGGCGACTTGCCCAGTACACCCGTTTGGAAGGCTTTCCCTACCCCAGTGGAAAACACTACCAAATTGGAAACTGAAGAAGGAGAGAGCAAGGAAGCCAAAGTAGAGGGCGGCGAGGTGATCGCCACTCGTAAGAATGTCAGCAAATACAAGCTGGAATTTGAAATCTATGAGACGGACGACCTAACCGCTCCTATTCCCGACAATGACGGGATTGTCCTTGACCAGTACGCGGTACGCCTTACCCCTGAAAACACCAGTGCCAAAGGCTTTATCATAGACCGTGCCAGCGTGTCCGTAGTAAGGACTTGGGATAGCGAGAACGGAGGTAAGATAAAATACACCTTTACCGCTCTGAAACCAAAGACAGGGAAAATGCTCAAGCAGTACAATTAATTCATTGATTAGTGGTTAGTGCTTAGTTTGAGCATTAATCACTAATCATTAATCGTTAATCACTAAAAAGATGGACAATATTCAACAAAAAACAGCACAAACCCTATTGCAACAAGCCGAAGAGGTAACCATAGCAGGGATAAAGTACCAAGTACCACAACCCACCCTCGGCACACTGATACTCGTATCTCAAGAGATAGCCCATATACCCATGGAGGAACTCAACCGAGAAAAGACCGTAGGCGAGGCCTTTCAGAAAGCTACCCACGGCAAACATGTTGCCCGTGCCTTAGCCCTGATGATACTTGGAGCATCACACCCAAAGCCTACCCTTTGGAAACGATTTAAGGAGTGGCTACACCCCAAAGAACGCCAAATAAAGAGGCTTACTGATAAGATCCTCCACCAAATGAGTATTCAAGAAGCAGGGATATTATTCATTCAGCTACTCGGAAAAATGCAGACTACCGATTTTTTTATGCTTATCACTTTCCTAAACGAAGCCAATCTGCTCAAACCGACAAGGAAAGTGAGCGAAACGACAGCCTCTGGGCGATAGTCGGTGGGTTTTTGAAACAATATCCTAATGTAAGTATCCATGAGGCTTTGTATGAAATATCCTTTGCTAATTTGCTTCTTTACAATAGCGTAATCCCTGAATATTCCTACAGTGATGACAAGGACAAAGGCAAGGTGGTAACTGATAAAAGCCCTGACTACAACGAGGAATTAGACAAATTAATCAATCAATCTTAAAACTATTCAATGGAAAAAATATTTGTAACCCTATGGATACTCTTTGGTATCTACACTTTAGTACTTGTTATGATCTTGGCGGACTTGTGGAGCGGTGTTCGCAAGGCGCATCGAATGGGAGTTATGCGTACTTCCTACGGCTATAAGCGCACCGTGAGCAAGCTCGCCCAGTATTACAATGTACTGATTGCCCTCTCAATAGTGGATTGTATGCAGATGAGTACGATTTGGTATTTGGAAGCCTACTACCAATATTCCCTATGGCTATTTCCTTTTATCACCCTTATAGGCGCTATAGCCCTTTGCCTTATCGAGGTCAAAAGTATATATGAGAAAGCTGAAGACAAGGTGAGATTAGACCAAGCAGGGCAAACCATTAGTAAAATTGTAGTCAATAGAGACAATTTAGAAGTCGTAGTTAAGGCTATATCCGACTATATGAAAGAAAACGACAATCCTAAAACAGAAGACCATGAACCAAACACAGATTGAATTTATCAAGAAGTATAAGCATTTCGCACTTGACACAGAGATAAAGACAGGTATATCCGCCCTCTTTATTTTGGCACAAGCAGGGTTAGAGAGCGGTTGGGGTAAGAGTGTCCCTGGGAATATGTTTTTTGGGGTAAAAGCCCTAAAGAGCACACCTAAAGAGAAAAAGCAACTCCTAAGAACTACAGAGGTACTCACTACTCCTAACGAAAATAGCAAATTCCCTGAAGTGATTAGTATCACCAAACGTACAGACGGCAAATACCTGTATATCGTACGAGATTGGTTTATGAAGTATGACAGCCCTGAGGAGTGTTTCACAGACCATGCTAATTTCTTTTTTAGGAACAAGCGATACGCCAAGGCGTTGGAGGTCAAAGCCAACCCTTACAAGTTTGCCGAGGAAGTAGCAAAGGCAGGTTATGCCACTGCTCCTAACTATGCTGAGAGCCTCAAAGAACTCATTAAAGAAATTGAAAAAGTAAAATAGTTATGTATGAGAAAGATTTTGTATTTACTATTAGCCCTTTTGTTGCTGATTGGTTGCAAAAGCAAGAAATCAAGCCGAACCGAGCACAGAGAAGAGCAGCGGAGCGAAAGAAAGGAGGTAAAAGACAGCTCCTCACACGTAGAAAAGTCCCAAAAGGTAAGCACTTTTGAGCTTCAGCAATCCCAATCCTATGAAATCACCCTTGAGAGTGACAAAGACGAAATGGGTAATTCCAAAGATCTCTATTTTACTCGTATGAGAGACGGCCCAAATGAAGCCCTCGTTATAAGAGGGGGTAAGGCGACTATACATATAAATCAGAACAATAACCAAGCCCTTACCCAAGAGGATACAATTATACAAGAAAGCACTACCACAAGCCAACAACAAGCCACCATCGTACATGAGCATCGACAAACCACAAAATCACAAAAACAAGTTAGCGCCCTACCTTGGTGGCTTATAGCAAGCACATTACTATTAGGATTGTTAATATTTATTAGGTTCAAACGCTGATTAGCGTGCAACGCCTCAGCAATGGGGCGTTTTTTTACATTTTAAAACATAGATTATTATGAACAACGATAACGGAAGTTTAGATTTTGAAGCCCGTTTGCGCCTTGAGAAGTTAGAAGAAGGGCTAAAAGACATGGAAAAGCTCATGAAAGACTCCATGCAAAGCTCCCAAAAAGAGACTGATAAGCTCCAACAGTCTATTAATAACCTCGCCAAAGGGGCAATGGCATTCTTTACCATCTCAAAAGCCTATGAGTTTTCCCAAAAGATTATAGCTGTCCGCTCCCAGTTTCAACAGCTTGAAATTGCCTTTGGCACTATGCTCAAGAGCAAGGAGAAAGCTAACGAGCTAATGGCACAAATGACTGATTTGGCAGCTAAAACCCCTTTCGGACTACAAGAAGTATCCGAGGGGGCTAAGCGTTTGCTTGCTTTTCAAGTTCCTGCCGAGGAAGTAACCGAGACCCTCCGCCGTATGGGTGATGTAGCTGCTGGATTGGGTGTTCCTATGGGACAACTCATTCACGTATATGGGCAAGTCAAAGCGCAAGGCAAGTTAATGACGAATGATCTCTATCAGTTCATGAATGCAGGTATTCCTATCATTGCCGAGCTTAGTAAGGTCGTAGGTAAGAGTGAAACCGAAATCAAAGACATGGTTTCAGCAGGGAAAATAGGCTTTGCTGAAGTACAAGCCGTTATCAAGGGTATGACAGACGAGGGCGGACTATTCTACAACCTAATGGCAGAGCAGAGTAAGACCCTAAGCGGTCAGCTGTCCAACTTGGAAGATAACTTTGATAATATGCTCAACGAGATAGGCAAGGCTACCGAGGGAATCGCTTCGGGGGCTATCTCAAGCGTAGCTTTCTTGGTTGAGAATTACCAAACCTTGGGTAAGGTAATAGCGGGGCTTATAGCTACCTATGGAACGTACAGGACCGCAATTCTTGTAAATAGTGCCGTTGTTGCTGTTAATGCTGAAGTTACAAAGGGATGGACTATCGCTCAACTTGCCCAATATAAAGGGCTTTTGTTATTAGAGAAAGCTCAAAAACTCCTTAATGCAACCATGCTTTCCAATCCTTATGTACTGGTAGCAACAGCAGCTATGGGATTGGTAAGTGCTTATTTCATTTTGAGAGATAGTACCGATGCAAACACAAGGGCCACCGAACGGCATAACAAATTGCGTGAGGAGCAAGCGGGTATTATTGACAAACAGAAGAGCAAAATAAACGATTTAATCTCTGTTGTACAAGATGAGACCAAGACTTGGGAGCAGAGAAATACAGCTTTTTTGACTCTCAAAAGCACCATGAAAGGAGTTTTTGACCAATATACCTCATTGAATGACTTGTTGAGAAACATGGCCAAGGCTCTAAAAGATGTCAATGGTGAATTTGCCGCAATGGATGAAAATATGTCTCGTGATGCTGTCGTTAAAACAGAAAAAGGCATTAAAGCAAAAGAAGCCGAGATAAAACGATTAGAGGAACTCCAAAAAAAGGTAGATAGTACCGCAGCATTGGGTATTCAAAGGACTATTGATGGACTAAGAAGTCAAATCAAAGAAGATGGGCTACTAAAACGCAAACAAGAAAAGGTAGTTGTTGGCCTTGAAGTGAATGATTTTGCCAATTCTCTTAATGGAATGAATGCTTCTCAATTGGAAGAAACAAAGCGTAAGATAAACGAAGCATTCAACAGAAAGAAAGACGTAAGTACAAAAGGACAATTTAGACTTATAAATGAGGATAATCCATTTCTAAACTATTCGTATGAAGACTTAGGTCGCTTTAATCAAGCCTATAATGATCATATAAAAATGATAGAGAAGGAAAAGGAAAAAACAACAAATGTAGTTGTCCTTAGAAAGGAGATATTAGCCTTAGAAAAGCAAATAAAAACCATAGAAAATAGGAATAAAAACAGCACAAATGTATCAGATAAAATTCAAAAAGAATTAGAAGAAAAAAGATCCACTTTAGAGGCAAAGAAAAAGGAGTATAAGGGACTAACTGGAGACGACTTAAAATCAAAAACCACTAAAGCCGCCAAATCCGAACACCCTATTTTTGACCAAGAAGCGCACCTATTACAGACTACACGACTTGCCATAGATAACGAATTAGCCCAGCAGAAAGCGAATATCGAACAAATGCAGGAAGGCTATGAAAAGGAATTAGCCCTGGTACGTTATTATTATGATGAAAAAGCGGAGGCTATTCGTCGTGGAGGTGAGGACGCTCGTCGTGCCTTGGAAAAGGAACGTGTCGATAGTAAGGGGTCAATGAGTAGCGACACCTATAATACTCGATTGAAGGCTATCAATGAAAATGAGATCATAGCTAATAAGCAAAATAGCCACCTCAAACAGCAACAAGAGGAGAGCCTTATAAAATCAATGTTGGAGAAATACAAAGGCTATGATGAGAAAAGAAGGGATATAGAGCTCAAGTTTCAGGAGGATAAGAAAACACTTTTGAGTGAAATCGCAAAGATAGAAGCCGAGAATGTAGATGGAATATACAATGAGAGGGTAAAACAGCTTAAAAAGGCGCTCAAAGAATTGGAAAAACTAAAGAATGATGAATTATTCAAGTTAGAAACCGAGAGCCGAGAGGCAGGAACCACTATCTCTAACCTATTTGGCGACCTATCCAATATGAATTTGAGTGACTTGGATAGCCTTATTGCCGATGCCGAAGTACTCTATCAGAAGATGAAAGATTTGGGCAATGTTGGTCCGGAGACCCTTCATGCTATTTCTCAAGGACTGGAGAATGCCAAAGGGAAAGCCAGGGAAATAAGACCGGTATTTTCAGCCTTAGCCGAAGATTTCAAGGAGTTCATGAAGGCAATAAAAGAAGGAAAGGATACTGATAAAGCAGCTGCTTTTGAAAAGCTCAAAGGAAGTGTGCTAAAAGCAGCAGGAACCGTGAAGACCTTGTATAACTTTGTCTCTGAATTGAATGTAGTGGATTTAGGGGATTTCTCTGCTAAGATAGCCGAGATACAGAGCCTTATAGGAAATGCTGTAGAAAATGCCATGCAAATGGGTGAGGTATTTAAAAGCCTTGGGAAAAGCGCTAAAACAGGGATGATTATAGGGGCTGTTGCAGGGCTATTATCATCTGGGTTTGAGATTGCCGCCAAGGCACGTATGGAACATGAAAAGAAATTGCAGGAAATTGCAACATCCAAACTAAATCAACAAAGTGAGTATAATCGACTTCTTTGGGAAGAAAGAATGTTGCATAAAGAAAACACTTCGGCTTTTGGTACCAAGGAAATAGCCAATGCTTTGGACTATTTAAAAATATACCAAGAACAATGGAAAGAGTTCAAAAAAAATACAAAAAGCGGCCTTACTAAAGAGCGAAGAGAATATCTAAAGAATAATTCTACGCCTTTTTTTAATAGTAATTGGCATAAGAATATATTAGAATTAGAGGCGAAACAGAGTAATCTTGAAAAAATAAAGATTGCAGATGGAAGCTATACAACTGGGGCTTTGTGGTGGAAAAAATCTCATACTGTTTGGAAAGGAATTACAGATGTTTATCCTGAACTGATAAAAGCTAATGGTGAATTTAATGCAGAATTAGCTAAGAGTATTGTAAATAATAGAGAGTTTGGGGGTAGTGGGAAGCAAGCTTTACAAGATATTATTGATCAATACGATAGAGCACAAGAATCACAAAAGAAGTTCGAGGAATATGTAAAGAATACATTTGGAGAGTTGGGAAATGCTATAACTGATAGTGTGTATAATGCCTTACAGAATGGGGAAGATGCTTTTGAAAGTTTTTCAAAAACTATAGGTAGCGTTATAGGAAAGTTGGGTAAACAACTTATGTTTGAACAATTTGTATCAAAGCCTTTTAAGGAGCTGCAAGATAAGATACTTAAAGCAGGGAAGGAGTCTGATAATAGTGAAGATTTCGCAAGGCGATCATCTGAATTGGTCTCTAACTTTGGAAATACAATGAAAAGCAAGGTAAGTGAAATGGAGACTTTCACTCGACAATGGAATGAGATGGCCAAGGCTAATGGTTTTGGCTTTCTTGATGAGCAACGTAGGGCAGCAGAAAAAGGATTTATACATATGAGCCAAGACACGGGAGTAGAACTCAATGGGCGTTTTACACTTATGACAGCTTTAGAGAAGCAAACGGTTGATAGCATAAAGGAAATGCATCAATCTTTAGTGAGCCTTTCAGAAAGGCAATTAAGACACCTTGCAAACATAGACACCAATACATACCAACTCCACCAAGTAAAAGATGATATATCAGGAATGAAAAAGGATATGGCAGGAGTGAAAAGAGGAATAGACGACCTTACAACCAAAGGAATTAAGATAAGGTCATAAGAAAAGCCCCAATTAAGGGGCTTTTTTATTCATTCCATCTATGTCTTAATACAATATTTTCCGTTTTAGGAATAAAATATATAGTTTTAAATTTATATAATGTTAGTCTGTCTTTCTTTTCATTAATAGATCCTTTTATAGACAAAGAACCATCTTTACTTGTCATTAGTAGATTTGGATAATCATAGGAATAGTTTCCTTTTTCTACACGTGTCTTTGACCATAATTTATCTATGATTGTAAGAATATATTCATCGTACGAAAAAGCTAAATTTACATATTTCTCATTGTGTTCTCCCTCATTTTCAATATATGTCCATGAAACTTCTATGTCCTTAGGTACAATCTTATCTTCTTCTTTTTTAGAGCACCCCAAAGCAATTAGCCCCATAAGGAGCAGTAGTACTTTCTTCATGTGTTATGTGTTTAAGTTAGTAAATTTCAACTGTATGCAATAGGCGTTCCTTGTGGGTGTAAATATCGTCCAAGCTGTCAAGGAGTACCTTTTCGGAGCTATCTTTTCCTTTGTCAAAGAACTCGATATATTTCTTTGCTCCGTTGAAATGCAACCTACAAATAGGCTTGCGGTTGTTATCGTCCAACAATATCCCAAAGTAGGAAATGGTATCTCGGTAGGCAATTCGTGAAGCGGGTACTTTCTCCCTAACAATTGCTTTGACTATCTGAAAGCCTTCCAACTCTTCCTCAGTAGTAATGATCCTACTTTCGTCATCATCTTCTACCATAGGTTCAGGCGATACTGGATCTTCCTTGGGTTGCAGTGCCTTGCCTTCGTTAATATCAAGGGCTGTTTTCAGGCGGGTATTAATCGAATCGTTGAAATAGGAAGTCATGGCGCGCTTGAGGTACCCACGGAATATCTCCAAGCGGCCCGCGGTGATTTGCTTATCAAAGAAACGGCGCGCCAATAGCTTGATAAAGTCATCGGACGGCTCCTGTATCTCCTTTTCAAATTCATTCTTGAGGGCGCGTACATACTTGAGGGCTTCGGCACTCTCTAATATATTGTCAATGCTAAAGGTCGCCTTGGTGAACTTCACCAGCTCCTTAATGGTGCTATCCTTGAGGTTAGCCAAATTCACGGTAAGGAAAGGGTTGTTGTCCATGATATTAGGCTTTTCAAGGTCTGTGAAGAAGTCATACACAATCCCATTGGTAATAATACCAAAGCGTGCATCGGTAACGTGATAATATCGGTGCAATTGGGAGTTATGCGCATTGATATTCTCTTTCCAATGTTTACACTCAATGATAATCACGACCTGATCGTCTTTTTTGATCACATAATCTACCTTTTCTCCTTTCTTAGTACCTATGTCAGCCACGTATTCAGGAATAACCTCGGTAGGGTTGAATACATCGTAGCCGAGTATCTGCAAGAAAGGCATAATGAAGGCGTTTTTAGTAGCTTCCTCCGTGTTAATTTGGTCTTTAAGACTTTCCACACGATTATAAAGCTGCTCTAATTTGCCCTTTAGTTCTGCTTCTATTTCCATGTTATGATTGATGTATTATTTAATTGGGTACAAATTTAATAAAACCTAAAGGAATACGAAAGGAATTTAACATTCTATATCTCTATTTTCAGCTGTTTAAGCATTTCCCTGTCCTTTTTGGCTTTATTGACTTGATAGATAGCGGTGGTATTCTTGTTGGTATGGGAAGCCAAAAGCATAGCGGTGTCACTATCCAAGTTATCAAGCATATAGTGTTTGAGTGAATAAAAATCAGCTTCAATACCGAGTTTATCCTTTACGTGTCGCTTCCAAAATCGAGTAACAATTTCTTTATTTCCCATTTTCTTACTGGGTACGAAGTTCAAGGCAAAAAGATAATCATCAGGGCTTTTACACTCACTGCATACGTCCTGCCAATATTCCAATGCAGGGGAAAGTATCACCTTAGTACATCGTTTGTACTGCCCGCCTTTTTCAAGAAGTATTACGAACTCCTGCTTATCCAAATCTACATCTTTGCGTTGTAGTCTGAAAAGCTCCGTATTACGTGCCCCTGAGTAAAGGAAGATCATCATATAGCGGTAGAAATCGGGGTGTGTCTCCTCTAAGTGCTCCCTTACCCTATCCAATTCATCTTTATCAAGCACAAGGCGAGGTTCCTTGAAAGTCTTTTTAGGATAAATATCCCTGGTGATGTTAGTCTCACAGCACTCATATTCTATAAGCTCTCGATAGAGGCTTGAGATATAAATCACGAATTTATTGTAATACTTGTCAGTAAGCTGTAGATAATCCAACATACGCTTAAGATCCACACGCCGCAAATCCTTGATTTTGATATACTGCATGCTAAGGGCTTCACTGGCTTTTTCTAGTCTATTAATAGCACACTGTATATCATACAGATGTCGCTTATTGTTTGCATTCCTCTTCATTTCCAATGCTCGTCTGAACGCTTCAATAAAGAGCAAATTAGGATATAGCCCTTCATTTCGGATATTCATGTACTTTCTGGTAATAGGATTATACCCATCATTAAATTGTTGGGGAATACTTTTGAGAAAGAAAGAAATAAGCGCCTTACGTTCCTCTATTGTTTGTGGCTTATTAGCCTTTTTACGAAAAGAAAAACCTTTAGGATATTTCTTTTCATAGCGAGGATCAAAAAAGACACATTCGACAAACCAATCTTTGCTTAAATCTTTTTTGGTAGCTTTCTGCCAGTTGGATGGGGATACCCAAAATTCGGTATAGCTACACCCCTGAGATGTTTTTGTTACCATTTTGTTTGTAATTTTTACCATGACGTTTACCAT